GGATGTCCCAGATTCGGCTCATCGTGAGGCCTCACCTCCCGACTATGAGCTGCTGCTCCGGCAGCGCTCCATCGATAAGGGGGGGGGATGACACAAGCAAGGCTCTGGCACCTCGCCAGAGCCTCGCTTGTGTAGGTCCTGACCTAGCGTGCTCTGTGCTCTCCAACGTCCGTCAGAGCGCCACGCTTGCGGCCACACCCGCACCGCAAGCCATGAGCACCCATGGCAGGCATCGGGCAGAGCGTGAGAGCGTGAGTCCAGTAGTGCCACGTCTCGATGATGTCGCTCTGACCAATGCGACCCATGACGCGGTGAGCAGTGCGCTCGATGAGAGGCTTGCCTACCGTCGGCCCACACCCGCACGTTGCCTTGTGCTCACCCCAGAGCCGAGATGTCAGGATGTTGTCTGGAGACTCGATGGGACGCTTGCAGGCGGTTGCTTGCGACCTAGCGTCGCTAGCCTCGTGAGCCGTGAGAGCAGCATCGTCGGCCCGTACAGAGCGTTTGGCTGCCAGTCCGGCATCGTTTGGCCCTCCCGTAGCACTGAACAGTGTTCCGGGTGTCTGCGAGCCGCTAGCGCCGTGAGAGATGCCCTCTAGCGGTTGCCCGGGTGTCGGTCCTTGCCTGCCCTTACTGCCAGTGTTGACCCGATGCCCTCTCACTGGCTGAAGGGGTGCAACATGGCTGCCAGTGTTGATGTCTGGCTGAAAGTCGCTCATGGGTCGATACGTGGCGTACTCGATGCCCTCCGGCCGAGCGCCGTTGTTCCACACTGCCAGACCATGCCCACCATAGGCACGACGGTCCCGAGTCACCCATGCCAGAGCGCTAGAGGTCAGAGTCTCGACAGTCTCAGAGTCATCTCTCAGAGCCTGCACCATGGCATAGGCAGTGCATCCTGCCTTACGTAGTTCGGTGCTTGCTTGCTTTGTTCTAGGCCGTGAAACACCCGCAGCAGTAGCGATAACCGTCACCTTGAGAGGTACGTACAGAGCGCCGTTATAGTCACGGGTTGCACTGTGCTTTGCAGCATCGGCGATTACTGCTGAGACGATGCTTGCAGCACCATGAGGTGCCAGTGCCAGAGCATCGGCCAGTGGCAGAATCTCACCCCTAGATCCTCCGTCGTAGGACCGTGCTACCTCATCACGGCTCGACATCATTGCTACCTCTAGCGCGTCTCGCTCTGCCTGCGTCTCGACATCATCAAGACTCACGAAATCAGGATCAGCCGATTTCGTTTGTTCGGTGCGGTGCTTGCTCATTACTGCCTGATGTGAGGCTTGCTCGATGCTCACGCCGTTACGCCACACTGCGAGAAACACGTGAGGCATAGCGTCTGCCTCAGCATCGGCACTGGCACCGATAGCCCTAGCGACCTTGTGCACTGCTGCAAGGATCTGCACTGATGTCTCAGCACCTAGAGCCGTAGCGGCTCGGCTCCAGTCTGCGAGCGTTTGGTCTGTCTGTACTGACATGATCTTGCCTCTCACCTAAGCCAAGGCACGTTGCCTTGTGTTGTCAGTGTGACAGTAATTACGCGCTTGCGCCATACCCTTGTGAGTATTGCTAGTGAGAGATTCAGCAGCGCTCGCAGCAGCGCTCGCAGGCTTGCTCGCAGGCTTGCTCGCAGCAGAGCAGCAGCGCTCGCGCCAAACCCTCTCAAGTATTGCTAGTGAGGCTCGCAGAGCCGCTCGCAGCAGCGCTCACCTAGCGCTCGCAGCAGAGCCGCTCGCAGGCTCGCAGCAGAGCCGCTCGCAGCAGCGCGGCTCACCTAGGCACCGCCTAGGCCGGCCTGGCCACGAGCCGCCGGCTAGGCGGAACAAGCAACGCGCGCGCAACGAGCGCACGCGAACGAGCTCACGAGGAGGTGAGTCGAAATGGCCTTCTGGTCACGAAGCGGCCTTCCGGTCGTGAAAGTCACCTTGCACCAGGTCACATGGTGCGACAAGCACGGGCACGCCCCTGTCTTACGAGAGGGGAAGTGGACCTGCGCACACTGCGCTCACCTGCACAGGTGAGTGAGTACCGGCTACACACGCCACGAGCCTGCGGGCCCCTGGGTGCCTAGCCAGCTTGGGCGAGGCCTCACCCCTCTCTCAAGCGCGATTCACGAGCAATCGTGAAACCTCCTCGGCAGCACGAGGTGCTATATGGCGCTGTGCACGACCAGGGTGCAAATGGGCACCTGGACAACAAAATACGCACGCATACGAGCAGGGTGCTCGTGATGTGGTCACTGCGATGACGGGGACGGACCCCCGAGCGGGAGCACGCGAAGACTCCTACGGGACGAGCGGCGCCATCAATACATCATCACGAGCACCCTGACTCACTCCTGCTCACCGTTGCGGGACAGAGATTCCCCTGTGGTACGGACGCCCGTCCGTGCCCTCGGGGAGTCACGAGCAACGGGCTCGGGACTCCTTCTCACAAGAAGGAGCACCATCATGAGCAAGAACCTCACCACGGTCATCGCGGGTCACAAGCTCCCGCTCCTGGCGACCGAGGTCATGAAGAAGGACGAGCACGGGAACAAGGTCGGTACCGGCAAGTTCTGGCACTGCTTTCGCATCGACGCCCGCACCATGTTCGGGGTGTCGATCCCTGCCCTCGACAAGGCGCTGCCGACGAGCATCGAGATCGACGGCACCAAGGTCGACCTCGCCATCGAGATGCAGGCCCCGTCCTACACGGACCGCCTGACCAAGAAGGTCGTCGTCCGCAAGAACCGCCACCTCCAGGCCAAGGCCAACGGCACGTTCACGAGCCCGACGCTGGGCGAGGAGCGGGCGTACTCCGTCACCATCACCGACACCGGTGACGACGTGTGGAACGTCACGGTGAAGGTCAACCGTGGCGCTGGCTCGGTGTCCCCCGAGTCGAAGCACGAGAAGGCCGCTGCCAACGCGGCCAAGCTGGCGGCCTTCCTGGCCTCCTGACCCATCCGTCCCTACGAGCGAGAAGGAGCCATGTGCATTCACGAGTTGAGTGAGTGCGCGTGGTGCCCCTCGGAGTCCACATACGTGGCACGAGGAGAGGCGCTGCGCGCACTCATGGAGCGGCCGGCACGAGAGCACGTGCTACCGCTCCAGGTTGTGGCCACGGTGGTCCCTGCGCCGAGCACGGACTCCTTCGACCACTACGAGCCTGGCTACGAGTCGGCCAGCCTCAAGTACACCAAGCAGGTCCCACGCTTGGGATACCCACACTGGGCAGTCACGAGCGAGGTCGTGCCCCAGAATCTGCCTGGCATCCGGTGCTACGAGCGCTCGGAGTACGGCGAGATCACCTACATCGGCGAGCGCAGGCCCTACTGAGGGCGTGCAAACGAGCGTTGTTACGTCTGGTCTGCGAGAGGAGGCCGTGATGAACACCGGCCTGGCACGACGTGCCAAGCACGTCATGCAGAAGCGAGCACGTATCAAGCGACGCAAGTACCGCGAGGACCTACGTGCCGGTCTGGTCCGAGGACCGATGACCATCGCTCACCAGAACGGACTGCCACACGAGTGGCGCAAGTGCCCAGTGTGCACGATGGCGCACATACGAGCCGTCAACACGATCCCACCTACGACCTAAGGAGTCGTCATGGTCGAGTACACCGTCACCGACGAGCAGCAAGAGCGCCTCGGCCACCTGACACTGAGGGAGTGGACGAGCATCGCCCACCTGCGTGGCTGGTGCCACAACAGCGTGGCTTGCCCAACATGCCTGAGCGAACGGAAGGCCATGGCCTTCTGGACGAACAAGGGACGAGCCGACGCGATCCGCGAGATCGCAGAAGGCTGAGGGAGGTGAGAACGATGCAACGTGGGCAGGAAAGCTGCCCAATAAGGTGCGCTTGCACCACGGCAAACACATTCCTAGCGGCATAGCCGTAGAGACTCGGGACAATAGGGCCGAGCGCCTGTGGGAGCACCTTGGTGGACGTAGCTCAGTAGGCAGAGCGACGTGATAACGAGGGTCGCGGGTTCGAGTCCCGCCGTCCACCCCACTGTCGCCAGTACGGCGACACGTACCTGAGAGGCCAACGAGCCCTCGGTCGTCGTGCTCAGAGCACGGCTAAAACCAACGCGTAACAAGCGCGTTCAACACATCCCCGCTCGGATCGGGTCTTAGTTCCCCGCCGAGTGGTGACGAGACATGCCCAACCTCCGCAAACGGGCGTTGGGCTCCCGCAAAGGAGGACACATGGACTACGAGGTCACTATCTCCACCACCTACACCGTCTTCGCGGTCAGTCCCATCGAGGCCAGTGAGATGGCATTGCATCTTGCTGGCGAAGACGGGCTGCACGTCGACCGCTCCAACGTCAACATCAGCGTCAAGCCCAGTGGCCGTGATACCTGATGCGCTTTCTCATCGGCGCCACCATCATCCTGCTCTTCTTCGGTGTGGCGGCTTGGTACGCAGATCGGAACGTGTGATGAGAACTCGCATCGTCGTCGACGGCGCGACCCCGGCTGAGATCTACGACCTCACGCTCGCATTCCAGCGAACCACCGCAGGATTCGACCTGCCTGAACAACTCACCACCGTCCCGACCGTGACCGTGTGCGGCAGCGCGATGGGTTGGTCATCTCCCGCCCTGACCGTAGAACACGCGGCTGCCGTGTTGGCCGAGTACGAGAAGAGAGGTGAGTGATCGTGAGGATGGGCACGTTAGCAGCCTGGGTTCTATTCGACATCGCCATGCTCGTGGTGCTCGTGGTGCTAGTCCGCAGGTCGGGTCAATGAGCCCGCGCAACATCGAGCCACCTCACCCGCCCTCTGTAGGTAGGAGGCAGATCGTGGGCTGGAGCTACAACGGCGCTCTCTACTGCGTCGACCACGAGCCCGACTACAAGACAGCCGTCGCCAGTCCCAACGTGGAATCTCTCGACATCCCCCAGCCCGTCTTCCTCGACGAGATCACCAGTCACGACGTCTGTGACCTCTGCCTTATCCCGCTGGACGCATGAGAGGAGCAAAGCATGAAGCACGACGAACACGACCGGCACCGACTGTCGATCGTGCGCATCGAGCCGCCGACAACGCTCGTTTGCAGCCTTGGCTGCTGCGGCGAGCCAGCTGGCTACCAGTTCGTTGGCCGGCGCTCTGACGGTGGAGATCTGTTCACCTGCAGTCGCCATGTCAGCCAGGTTCAGGAGTGGGTCGGTGGCCATCCCATCACGATCCACCCAGCGCCATGACCACCCGCGACAAGGATCTGCCGATCACGTGGTCAGAGCCCGAGAAGGCGGACATGGAGCGCGTCATCAACGAGTGCCCCACCCACCTCTACACGTACAGCCCGGAGGCTGGCGACACCCGCTACGTCTTCAGCGACGTGCCCTACACCCTGCGCCTGGGCAACGCCTACCTGCACGCCATCCACGTCAAGGAGGGACAACCCCATGTCTGAAACCACCACAATCCGCCTGAAGGGGCCCGCGGATCTGCTCACGTCCCTGCCCTACCAACTCGGTTACCACCCCAAGGACAGCATCGTGGTCGTCTGCATGAACAACGGCCGGGTCGGACTGGTCCAACGCCTGGACCTTCCACCGATCGAGCATGTCGTTGACGCTCTGGCCTCCATGCTCGAGCCGATGATGCGTCAGCGTCCCTGCACGTTGGCATGGCCAGCTGGCTGGCCAACCGAATCACCAGGGTCAGCGCGTCGCTGCCTCTGATCAGTCACTGACAGAAGGGATCGTCATGGAAGGCCCGACACCTGACGAAAAGATCACCGCCGACACGCCCATCTACGACGCCTTGTTGGCGGAGCTCATGTTGGCGAAGTTCATCCGCAAGCACGGGCACAAGCCTGGAGAGACTCCGCGCCGGCGCCTGTTCAAGAAGATGCTCCGATGAGCGACGACGACTACCACGCCCAGTTCGAGGAGGCACTGCTGGAGGGGTCGATGCTCCTGAACCTTCACCACCCCACGCACCACGGTGTAGCCACCGAAGGTGACCTGCCACCGTGCCAGATGATCGACCGCGTCGTCAACAGCCTTGAGGCCGCCCTGGGTCCGCTGATCCTCATCTTCGTGGCCAGCGGCAACCCGATCGAGACGGCGAACCATAAGGCGATGGAGTCGCTCCTGCGCTCTGCCCTGGAGGTCGGCTTCGCTACCGGCCGCGTGTTCCAGTCCCACGGCTACGACGTACCAGCCAAGTAGGTCAGTCATGCCATGGAAGGAGATCGATCTCATCACTGAATCCTTGGGCGAGGGGGACTTAGACCCACTCATCAATGCCCTGCTGGCCCTTGCGCCAGCATCGCGCTTCAACCTCATGAATGCGGTGCGAGCACTGCAGATCAGAGGTGTCGGGGGGCAGTTGCGCATCCACATCGATCACAGGGGTGACGTCGAGGTCGAGTTCTTCGGCCTGACCCCTGCGTCCGAACAACCGAGATAGGAGGAGCCATGACAACGCCCGTTCTTACAGCGCTCGACCGCTGCGACATCTGCGGCGCTCAAGCCTATGTCCGGGTCACCGTTCTTGTCCCGGACAAGAGCAAGAACTGCGAGCTGCTGTTCTGCAGCCATCACTACAACATCCACCAGCCTGCCCTGATCTACAGCGGGGCGCAGGTCCGCCAGGACCAGCGCGACGAGCTTGTGAGGGAGGAGACCCGTGTCTGACATGCCGAAGAGCATCAGCATCTTCGAGGCCCTGTCTGAGAAGGCGGCCTTGCTGCGAGACCCGAAGTTCCGGGCCCTGTTGGCCAACGCCACCTACATCCCACTCGTGACCCGATCACCGGACGAGATCTTCGGGCCGTGCCCCATCCCTGGAGTCTCCGATGAGCTATAGATCAACCCGTCCTCATGAGTTCGCTGGCCAATTCCTGTACTGCGCCGTCTGTGCGCTGCCCCGAGGCAACGGCCTCCACAGAGCCCGACCGCGCTCGTTCATGGTCGCCGTGACCGACTACACGCTCGCCGTCACCCACGGCGGCTGGCCGAGCGTCGAGTACGGCCCATTCGGCACCAACGCCGATGCGCAGGAGTTCGCAGCCAAGGTGCGCGGACCCCATCGAACCGCCACCGTCACCGAACTGAGTGACCCCACCCAACTCGTCAAGTGACTTGATCCCGAGTGGGCTGCTGGCAGCCCAGCCAGGCTCTGGACCTGGCCTCCGTTGGTTCGATTCCAGCCTCGGGAGCGACCCATCCTGCCAACGTCCGTTGGCACCAACGAAAGGCAGAGCAATGACCAAGACCGCTGATGCAGTCGTGGAGAGGGCGCGCCCATTGTCCCTGGGTGCCAGCCGCAACCTCCAGAAGCTCATCGAGAACGACTTCGCCGCGCTGAAGGAGCGTCGTCTGGACAAGCTCACGAAGGGCAAGGCTGCTCTCGAGCTCTCCGCTCTGGAGCTGGAGCCCCAGATCGTGGCGATGCAGAAGCGCCTCGACTACGCCCTGTCCAACCCCGACCTGGTACGGGCAGCCAAGGCTCCTGAAGTGCCGACCGAGACGAAGACCGCCTCAGCCGAGGAGTTCCACGCTCAGGTCACCGGCCAACCCTGGCCCGAGAACGGCCCGACGACCCACTGACATCCGCAAGTCCAGCACTACCAAGGAGGAAGCATGGCATACCGACCCGGTGTGATCCTTCAGCTCGGCACGATCACCGCAATCGTCGACATCGACAACGCGGTGCAGTCTGTGGCCGGTCTGAAGAACGTGTGTTTGGGGCCGACAGGCACCGAGCACATCCCCACGGCCTGCAAGCAGCAGTCGCTGAAGTGCCCCGACTGCGGCAACGATGACCCCACCACCTTCAAGAAGGCCAAGGTCGAGGCCAAGCAGTTCGTCGTCGTGGAGAAGACCGAGGTGGCCGACGCCAAGGCTGGCGCGGTGGGTGCGACCAACAAGTTCATCTCGCTGCTGGCCCACCCTGCCGAGGAGGTCCACACCCAGACCATCCAAGGCGGCGGCGTCTACCAGCTCAAGGCTGCGAACCAGCCGATGGTGCAGGTCGTCTCGCTGCTGCTGGACACCCTGCGTCGCCACCCCGAGCTGGCCTTCACCGGCCTGTGGAGCCCGGCTGGCCGCGTGAACTTCTACGAGGTGCGTCCCTTCGGAGACACCCTCGTCATGGAGGAGCGTGCCCGCACGGAGGAGCTGAAGATCATCCAGCAGCCCGTTGCGGCCATCGACCCTGCATTCCAGTCGCAGGTGGACATCATCCTGGCAGGCAACGTGGTGCCCTACAACCCGGCCACCTACCAGGACGCATACCTGCAGAAGCTGGAGGCTGTCCTGGCCTCCAAGCAGGCCCAGGACGGCATCTTGGTGCCCAAGGGCAAGTCCACCCCGACCGTGGCTGGCGCCGTGGATCTGTCCGCGATGCTGTCCGCTGGCCTGGCTGGTCTGAAGGTCGCCTGATGGTCACCGGCTACGAGCAGTCGTTTTACCACCACGTGGAGAACATCTCTCGGCAGATGAAGCGCATGGCCGACTCCCAGGAGGAGATCGTCAACGTGGCTGTGCCGTCCCTGCTGGACGCTCTGCAGCGCCTCGCAGAACGACTGCCGGAACTCCTCTGTGACTGCCGAACCATGCGAGGCAATCCATGCCGACGTCCTGCTGGTCATAAGGGACCACACGATTCCCTAGAGGAGAAGATCTGATGGAGACACCCGAACAGTTCCGCGCTCGTGTCGAGGCCAGCACCGTCGACCCTGAGGACCACGACTACCAGGGTGACGGCACCAGTCGCTGCCCCGTCTGTCTCGGCACCATGAACCAACACCTGCCCAGCAAGGCACGCACCTTCTCGGTGACCGTCGACATGTCAGTCGCAGGCATCGCCGAAGTGCAGGACGCACTCATCAACCTCGCCAACCGGCTGGAACGGACTCCCGACGACACCGGCGGCATGGTCAAGGCCGGCGGCCACGTCGTCGGGGATTGGGAGATCACATGACGTGGCAGGCGTGGAATGACGGTGCGGGCAAGCGCAAGTGGTTCCTCGCTCGCGTCATTGACGGTCTCACGGAGTATCACTGGTCGAAACCTGACCCTCATGGCCAGCAGCACGTGATCCGCTACGCGCGTTACGAGACAGCGTTCCAAGCAGCCGCACGGCTCGACGCGAACGTGACAACGCCCGTTAGCAACCCGCCGTTCGAGGCAAGGTGTCCGGGCGGTTGCCACCAAGGTGGCTTCGCGGACTTCGACCACTACTGCGACAGCGCAGGCATCAAGCCCGGCGAGGAGCCTGTCGCGTTCGCTGCGTGGCTCAATGCAATCTCCGGTTGGGACGGAGAGATGAAGAAGGTAGAGGAGACATGACCGACCCACCGATCCATGACCTGCTGACCACCCTCAACCCAATGCTCGCCGACACCAGCGACATCAAGCTGGCAACGCTCGTTGGCACCCACCTGTTCGACACCAAGATCGACGGCGTCCGGGCCCTGGCCGCGTGGGATGGCAGCCGCCTGACCATGCGCAACCGCAACGGCCGGCAGATGGACAACTACCTCGACCTAGAGGTGGCCGCCGCTGGCATCCCTGGCCCGGTCATCCTCGACGGCGAGATCGTCGCCGAGAGCGGCAAGTTCCAGGACATCGCCTGGAGAGACAAGCAGCGGGGTGCCAAGGTCATCAAGGCCATGCAGGACTGCCCGGCCCACTACGCGGCCTTCGACATCCTGTGGCACCCCGAGAAAGGTGACGTCAGGCACCTGCCCTACATCAACCGGCGCGCCCTGCTGACCGACCTGGACCTGGAGTTCCACGGCGGCCAACGCTGGGCAGCCACCGAGGCCAGCACCGACCCCAAGTTCTACGACGTCATCCGCGCCCTTGGTGGCGAGGGTGTCGTGGCCAAGCGCTACACAGCCCGCTATGAGCCCGGCCGGCGCAGCACCTGGCTGAAGTACAAGAGCAAGCACAGGATTACGTGCATTGGCACCGGCTATGAGCCAGGCAAGGGGGCACGGATTGCTTTCGGCGCCATGTTCCTGAGCGTTCTCGATGACGGAGAGCCCATCAATGTGGGCCGTGTCGGTTCCGGCTTCACTTTGCCCGAGACCCTTGAGATGAAAGCAATCTTCGATGCGGCGCAATCCGCCGCAGACTTACCGCTTGTCGAGATTGAATGCTTGGGCATCACGCGCGAAGGAAAACTGCGGCAGCCTGTGTTCGTAGGCTGGCGCACCGACCTGAATATGAACGAGGCCACGGCCGCGCAAATCGCCACCCTGCCAGTCACCTGATGCCCAATCCACAGCTACCCACCTGGGTCAACGAGGAAGCCTTCCTTCAGAGACTGCTCTGTGACCTGGAGTCGCATTGCTGGCGCTGGATGGGAGCTCACAATGCCAGAGGCTACGGCTCACTTCGCGAAAACTGGAGCGCTCATCAAATCGCTTATCTGTTATGGGTGGGACCAATCCCCTACGACGAAGAGCGGCAGCGGAAACTAGATATCGACCACGTGGCTGACTGGGACTGCATCTTCAAAGATTGTTGCAATCCCGGTCATCTAGAACTCACCACAAATCGCGAAAACTTCAGACGTGCGCGATCCGCCCTACTCAAAGCGGCCCGGGCTCGGGCCGACAAGATCACACACTGTCCGCAAAATCATGAGTACACACCTGAGAACACCCGGATGCGCAATGGCAAACGCGCTTGCATCATTTGCATCCAGGACAAAGACCGGGCTCGCGGAATGATTCGGCGAGCCGAAGAGCGCCGCACCTGCTCGGTGTCCGGATGCAATAAGACCCTGAAAGCACGCGGATGGTGCTCAGCGCACTACAAACAATTTACCAAACCTCCCACCACCTGAAAGGAATCTGATGGATCCCGATGAAGCCCTTGCACTGGCACGGCACTTCGCCAAGGCAGCCGCAGAGTGCTCGGAAGACGACCTGGAAGGCGCGCACGACCAGCTCGCCATTGCCGTAGGCCACTACCAGGCCCTCGATGACTGGCTCTCCAAGGGTGGCTTCAGGCCGGTCGCCTGGCTGGCCGTGACGTAACAACGCACGTTTGCAGACAACCCAACCATCCTAAACGGAGGGACGCATGACCATCATCGCAACACCACCGCAGCTCCACCCCGTCGCTGCATCACTGCAGAGCATCCAGGGAGAGCTCGCCTCCTTCTTCAAGGAGCGCCGTACCTGTATCGAGGCAGTCGGTCTAGCCCTGCTCACCGCGGAGCACGCCTTCATCCTGGGACCTCCCGGGACCGGCAAGTCCTTGCTGATCCGCTCGTTCTTCAAGCGCTTCCCCGACGCTGCGTACTTCGAGCAGCTCCTGTCCAAGACCCTGCCTCCTGAGGCTGTCCTGGGGCCGTACGACATCCCCGAGCTGAGGGAGCATGGCCACCTGCACCGCAAGTACCAGGGCTTCCTGCCCACTGCCAAGCTCGCCATGCTGGATGAGATCGGCAAGATGAGCCCGACGCTGGGTCACAACCTGCTGGCTGTCCTGAATGAGCGACTGCTCCACCAGGTCAACGGCGGCCGCTCGGCGATCGACCTGCCTCTGTCAACGGTCGTTGGTGGCTCCAATGAGCTGCCCACCCAGGAGTCCGACGACGCTGCGGCGATGTGGGACAGGGTGCTGATCCGGGTCGTGATCAACTACATCCAGGAGACCGGCAACTTCGTCGCCGTCCTGACCGGCCCCAAGGCTCCACCGATGGGCACCACCATCGCCTGGGCCGACATGCAGGACGTCATCGACACCGTGGTCCCTGACATCAAGATGCCCAACGACGTCATGGAGGTCGTGGCCAAGCTGCGCGAGCAGCTCAAGGGCGTGGAGATCAGCCCGTCTGATCGTCGCTGGAAGCAGAGCATGAAGCTGCTGCAGGCCAACGCCTTCATGCATGGCCGCGATGAGACCACCACCGACGACATCGAGGTGCTGCGTCACTCGCTCTGGGAGAACCCGACCCAGATCTCGCAGGTGGAGCGGATGACCCTGTCCGTGAGCAACCCGATCGCGGAGAAGGCGCTGAGCATCCTGGAGCGTGCCGAGGAGGTCGCCCAGAACGTGCGCGACTCCAAGGGACTGGCCCTGGACAAGCGTGCCGCCATCGGCACCGAGCTCCACGGCCGCCTGAGGTCCGTCAGCGAGGACTTGGGCCGTGTCCGGCAGGAGGCGCTGTCCGCCGGCGCTTCGGTGACCAAGCTCGATGAGGTCTCCGCCCGGATCTCCGGGATCAAGGCCTCCATCCTCACCGACCTGATGGGTCTCGACCTGGCGAGCCTGCAGTAACCATGGACCTCGAAGACTGGCGCCTGCCTCGCGTCCACAAGCTCATCAAGGAGCTCAACGTCGTAGGGGGCGACTATTCCGGCGATGAGGCCACAACCGTCAGTGAGGCAGAAGCCAACATCGTCACCAGCTATCTCGGCGGTGAGCTCCACGCTCCGGTGCTGGACATCGACTTCGGTGCCCGACTGCTCCCGTCGTCAACACCCGGTCACTTCCACCTGTACCTCGAGAAGGCCATGACCTGGGACAACTACTGCGGGCTGCTCAAGGCGCTCGGCGCCGTGGGCATCCTCGAGGAGGGATACGTCAAGGCCTCGCTACGGCGTGGCTACTCCAGCGTCCGGAAGCCTGGCGTCTACAAGCAAGAGGAGGGGACATGACCGAATACAGAGTGACCTGGAGCATCGACGTGGAAGCTGACAGCCCGCAAGGGGCTGCCACGAGGGCGCGCGACATCCAACAAGATCCCACGACTATCGCCCATGTGTTCGAGGTGGCCAGTCACGACGACAGCAGAACATGGACCGTCGATCTGGACTACGACCCACGGCGAGCGATACAGGGCAAGTCCAGACTGCACCGCAGGGAAAGGAAACACGACGATGTCTTTCCTAAGTGATCTGATCGACAAGGGCAAGGATCTGCTCGCCTGGGAGCAGAAGCCACCGGACCAGACCGAGGCGATCAAGCGCAACAGCTTCGACCGTCAGGACTGGCAGCACGTCCTGGAAACTGCGCCGACGATCAAGCAGATCCAGAGCCAGCTGGAGCAGACGGTGGACTACGCCGATGACTTCATGGCTGACCTGCACGCCGGTCTCTTCAAGGTCGAGCCCAGCGTGCGAAGCGCCGATGAGATGAAGCCAACGCACGTTGCCAACCGGGCCGTGATGGAGCAGCTGCTGGACATGCCGGAGATGCAGACCCTGCGCCAGCACTCCACCGGTGACATCTACTCCTCGGCCCTGGCCATGGTCGCCATGCAGGAGACCGCGGTGGAGACCCTGAAGCGGGTCCAGTCGGCAGCCGAAGAGGCCGCCAAGGCAGCAGAAGAGCGTCAGGCGGAGCGGGAGAAGCGCCAGCAGGAGCTCGCTGACCAACTCGCAGACCTAGCGGCGAACCCGCCGCCTGAGCCACTACCGCCGGGTGCTCAGGGGCCCGAGCTTCCACCCGATCCCAGGGTGGAGGGACTGAAGACCCAGATGGACCAGTTCGGCTCCATGGCAGCACCGAGCAACAACGGAGTGCAGCAGGCCGCGCAGGACGCCGCAGCGGGCATGGAGAACAAGCTGCGCTTGGCAGCCAAGAAGGCCACCGATGATCTCGATGAGCAGGAGACGCTGATGCGCTCCTTCGGCGTCGAGGATGGCGACCTGCAGCGAATGCCCGTCAAGGAGCGGATGGCGCTGGCTCAGAAGCTGGCCAACAACCGGCTCGCCAAGTTCGCCAAGCTGCTGGGTCAGTTCAAGATGGTCCAGCAGGCCGAGTCCCGCAAGAGGGTGGTCAACGCAGCCAGTGAGGTGCATGGCATCACCACCGGCGATGACCTGGCCCGGATGGCAACCAGTGAGCTGCTCAACTTCGCGGATGAGTCGCTGGAAGACCTGATGTGGCTGCGCTGGAGCGAGAGCGAGCTGTCCATCTACGACGTCCGCGGCAAGGAGAACATGGGCCAGGGCCCGATCATCGTGGTCTGCGATGAGTCAGGCTCGATGAACGCAACGGACGTTGCCGGCGGCACCAGGGAGGCCTGGAGCAAGGCTCTGGCGCTGGCGCTGTGCGATCAGGCCAAGAGGCGCAAGAGGGACTTCCGATACATCGGCTTCTCGTCCGCCGGACAACAGCGCGTTGTGGACTTCCCTGGAGGGCATGCCCCGATCAACAAAGTCATTGAGATGACCGAAGGATTCCTCAATGGAGGCACCAACTACGAACAACCTCTGCGCATGGCATTGCGGATGATTGAGAAAGACTTCGATGCACTGAGTAAACCGCGCCCGGACATCGTTATGATTACTGATGACGCCTATGGATCGCTCGATCCAGAGTTCATGCACGAGTGGAATAGAATCAAAGACAAGACATCACTCAAGTGCTATGGCATCGCAGTAGGCTGTGACTTCTCCGGCGCACTGGAATCCATATCTGACAACGTCCGTTCGATTACTAGTCTCACCGCTTCTGACCCCCGTCAGCTCGGGGACCTATTTAGGACGCTCTGATGATGAACCCAACCTTGGCGTTGATCAGTCTTGAGCGGCGATTCGCAGCCAAGGTGCAGATCACTCCAACATGCCATCTGTGGATCAGCACGCTCAATAACAAAGGAAGGCCAGCGATCGGCGTACCGGCTGCCCTGATCGGCAAGGCTCGCATGATGCAGGATCCCACGTTGCTTGGTTTCTTCATTACGGCACATGGCCAACGCAGCTCAACCACACCTCCTGCGATCAGGACCTGTGCGTCCGTTGGGATCACCTCTACGAGGGAGATCAGGTGACCAACATGGCAGACATGGCCGCCCGAACGACCGCAACCTACTGCCGAAGCGGCCTGCATCTCAGAACCGCAGCGAACACACGCATCAGGCGCAATGGCACTCGGCTGTGTCTCGACTGCAAACGCATCGCCGACGCGGCATGGCGCTTGTCTAGGACGGCGTAACAACGCTCGTTTGCAGACCCGATTTGCCGAAATCTTCTTTCCCCGAAGTCGAGGTTCCCATATAGGAGGAAATCGAAAATGCACATCAACACCGCTGATCAGGCAGCCAAGGCTCTGGCTGGTCTCCAGCGCAAGCCAGTGATCAAGCGCATCGCCAAGACAGATCCCTGCCCCGACTGCGGAGGAGAGGTCATCAACTGGTACGCGAGCAACCCGCGCGACCCCGGCGACGTCGACCCGCGTGCGGACTGCACCAACCCTGACTGTCTGTGGGGTTACTAGCCATGGCCATCATTGCGCTGACGCAGGGTTTGTTCACCACTGTTAACGACGCCGACATGGCCCTACTTTCCTCTCACCACTGGCACGCGATCCGAGTGAATCACAACCAGCGGGTGACGTACTACGCCACAACACACGTCAGCACTCCTGGACTCAGGACGCGAGACAAGGGTGGCCGGCGGATGGTGCAGATGCACCGCTTCATTCTCGGCCTGACGGCGGGTGACCCCGATGTCGATCACTGGGATGGCAATGGACTAAACAATCAGCGCGCGAATCTGCGACTTGCCACTGACCAGCAGAACGCTCGCAATAGACGCCCACGCATGACCGATGCTCGTGGCGCCCTCACCAGCTCCTACAAAGGAGTGAGCCTCCGGGGTCAGCGCTGGGCGGCCATCATCACCGTCGATGGTCAATACACACCACTGGGCACATTTGATACCGAGATAGAAGCAGCCGCTGCTTACGACACCGCCGCGCGCAAATACTTCGGACCATTCGCATGCACAAACTTCTAGGAGGCTACTGATGCGCTCCCGCACCATGTGGACCATCAACGCCACCGACCACACCGTCACGGTGTGGCGCTATGACGCTTTGCCCAATACAGCTGCCATGGAGGACGTCGAGTGCACCCTCAACGAGTCAGACCTCGAAGAGATCCAGCGCTCGATCGCGCTGACCTATCCACCCGAGCGAGAAGACCGGAACGCCTGACCCCAACCCCTAAACGGAGGGACCATGAAGACAGATATGAGGGCCTACATCGAGGCCAACGGCAACCTGCCACCGGACTGCGTGCTGGGCTACATCGCGTGGTTCAGCGTCAACGACGCTGCCTACGACGCGGAGCGGCTCATCAAGGACTTCGACCGGCTGCAGCTCAACTCCACGATGCTGCCTGCGCCGCTGCGTGCCGACGACGCCTTCGAGAAGGCGTCCAAGGAGATCGACAAGTTCAAGTACGCCATCGTGGGTGGCAGCACCGCTGAGATCCTCATCCGTGAGGTCTCTCGGGATGCTCGCACCATCCAGCGGCACATGATCCGCGAGGTCAAGGACTCCGCTGGCAAAAGGCTGCTGTATGAGAAGGTCGGCGAGCTCACCTTCTACCGCGGCCGCGTCGTCGGTGGCGTCGTCGACCAGTCATCGACTCGGGCTCGGGCCACGCTCGACCCAGCCCTCTCACCCTCGGAACGAGACATACTAACGCCCGTTGTTAGCCAGTTCACCGAGGCCTACCACCGCTACCGCGACTTCCATGACGGGCAGAAGGTCCGCGGCATCCTGCGCAACTACCTGGTGTACCTGAACGCGGTGCAGATGAAGCCCAGCGTGTACTTCGTCCACTCCTCCCGTGCCGATGAACTCGAGCGGCTCAAGGCATTCGCTGATGGGCTGGGCACAGCCTCGCTGATGCTCCTGCCCCAGGCTGACCTGCCCCGGCTGCGTCAGGACGTCATCGACGCCTTCCAGGAGGAGGCAGAGAAGGATCTGCAGCAGGTAGTCGTCGACATCCAGAAGCTGCGCTCCTCTCGCAGCGGAGACATCCGCCCGACCGCGTTCGCCAAGATCAAGGAGGACTACGACCGGGTGATGCGCAAGGCCAGCGAGTACTCCCGCACCCTGCAGATCGGTCAGGACAGGACAGCCGGCGCAGCCGAGCTGGCTGTCGACGCACTGATGGCGCTGCAGATCGACGTCATGAAGACCCTCGACAAGGTGGTGGCCTGATGACCCCTGAGCAGGCCGAAACGGTCAACTTCTACAAGGCATACAACGTGCCAGCAACATGGTTCATCGGGCCGCCCGATACTGAAGGACGCATTGAGGTCATTGCGCTTGGTCAGGACTTCATCTGGTCACTGCTGATCGACGCAGGTGGCCTCGCCAACACCTCCGAAGCCACTGTCGGTCCATTCTCTACCGGGATCGAGGTCTGACATGCCATACGAATGTGACTACTGCGGAAGGCTATTCACCACTGAGCCTGTCCGTGACCCCGAAGAGATCACCTGGCGGGGACTCTGGGCTCGGATCTGGTGCTCCGAGGAGTGCATGATCAAGCACGCTGAGCTAATCGCATCCAACGGCCCACTGGGGCGGAGTGATGAGCGATGACCATTGACCTGTCTCTGCTCCGCGAGGTTCTCAGCGACGTCGCCAAGGCTGTCGAATCCCTGGACGGCACCGTCATCGACGACACTACGCTGGGCAACAAAGCCGGCGCGGCCCAGCTCAATCGGGAGCTGCTCAACCTCGCTGACCAACTCCAGCTCGCGTCGGCCCTGGTCCGCAACGAGTACTGGACCGGGAAAGGGTTGTTGTCCTATGGACTTTGACGACCGAGCACCACTGGAAGCCGACCCGGAGCGCGTGCCCTCTCCGGAGCAGCTCGAGAAGCTCAAGACTCTGTTCGACTGGATCGACACCCTGCACGATCGGGTGCGCAGTCCCTGGGGCATGGCGTGGATTGAGATCCAGCTGATGATGGCCGGCGGCACCGAGCTGTTCGAGTGGGCAGCCTCCGACCCGCCGATCCACAGGCTCTACCGCTACCGCATCGACGCGCCTCTGGATCCGAACGCGAGTGCAGAGGACTACCTACCACAGAGTTGGGAGGAGCCATGAGAGCCAGATACAACGGCCAGGATGGAGAGCTGACCATCGAGCAGTGCACCCTGCTGCGCTACAACGAGAACGGGAAGATCCGCAAGTTCTACCAGCAGATGCTGGTGGCCTTTCACCCTGACGGCCAACAAGGATTCTTCTGGTCGGTCTCGAACTGGGGCCCCGGCCCAGAGGAACCGTGGAACAACGGCCGCGACCTGAAGGGCGGGATCAAGTCGGAGGCTCATGGCAGCCAGTACATGGGCGAGCAGGCGAACAAGCGACAGGTCGACACCAAGATCAGAGGTGGCTACACGTTCTACAGCGAGTTCAATGCTGCCGCCAATGTGGAGCCGCCACCGAAGATACTCTCCGAGCTAGGCATCAGTCGATCCCTGGCTCCCCGACCCGGGATCGCGACCGGGGCCGCGACAACGACACCTCGGACTGCGCCATCCCCGGTCGTGCCTGCCAACGTCCGTTGGCAGCCCCTGAATGACCTGCGAGCCACGATCAGCGACCGGTCGGCGGTGGCCATGCAGTCCCTCATGGACGGTGACCTACCGGCGGTGATCGCAGAACGTCAGACCCTCATCGACCTGCTGGGTGAGATCCGTGCGCTCCATGAGACCGGTGAAGGTCAGCTGGAGATGCTCACCATGAAGCTTGCCGCGGAGTTGAAGAAGTAGACGCCCCGCTATCAAGCAGGTATCGTTCTTGTCATTCCAACAACACAAAGAAGGTGTTCGATGCACGCTTCAGGCTTCCTCGCTTATCAGCTGGCCCGCACCAACGGCGGTGCCTACCGCGGCCACGGACCCAAGGTCAAGCGGGGCCTTGAGATCCTCGAAGGCCCCTACCCCAAGTCGTTCGTCGAGTTCGTCGGCCAGAGCACGGCACGCTCCCAGATCCTCGCCTCCATCACGGCCTCGGTCGTGCTGAGCCAACCGATGGACCACATGCTCCTGGCCTCCGGTCAGCCCGGCGTCGGGAAGACTGCACTGGCCCGGCTCACCGCCTTCAAGCTCGGCGCTGGCATGGTCGAGCTCTCCGGTCTGGTCAGCGACAAGGACGCAGCCAAGGCCCTGAAGGTGATGCGAGACGGCGACGTCCTGCTCATCGATGAAATCCACCGACTCGTGGGGCAGGGCAAGTCCCGGGCTGAGTGGCTGCTGACCCTCATGCAGGACGGCGAGCTGCACATGCCAACGGGCGTTATCGTCGCCCCAAAGATCACCATCATCGCAGCGACCACGGACAAGGAGCGCATCCCGCAGACCATCCTGGACAGGTTCGTGCTCCAGCCCATCCTCGAGCCCTACAGCCTGGAGGAGGGCGTGGAGATCGCCAAGCTCCAGGCCACTCGGCTTGGGTTCGGCACCGAGCTGCTGCCCATGCCAGAGGACGACACCTGGCTGCGCACCGCGGCCCACGCTGCCCGGCACAACCCCAGGCGCATCGGCAAGCTGCTCTCCTCTGTGCGGGACGTGGCCCTGTCCACCAACGGCTCCAACCTGAGCGAGGCTGGGTACGACATCTCGCTGGCGCTGGAGTGGAACGGCCTCACCAAGGATGGCATCACCCGCAGCGGTCAGGACTACCTGATGGCCCTGCTGGCCTACGGCGGCACAGCCGGCCAGTCCACCCTCAAGGCGCTACTCAATGAGGAGCTGCTGGTCCAGACCGAGAGGGATCTGGTGCAGGACGGCTTCATGGAGGTCACCCCTCGCGGCCGCACCCTGACCGACTACGGCAATGAACGAGCGATCCAGCTCGCCAACAACAAGATGGAGGTACAACCAGCATGAACAACATTCCACGATCAGCCAGAGATCTCATCGCCGCGTTGCGCAGACAACGGAAGGCGGCACTGCGCGAGTGCGGTCATCTGGGCGAGAAGCTCCACACCGCTCGGCTGGAGATCGAGGTGCAGCGGCACCGGATCAAGGAGCTGGAGGACAAGCTCCGCGAGGAGACCTTCGAGGATGAACTGGATGCTCACATCGCAGAGTCGATGAAAGACCCTGAATACGCTGCCGCGGTCGCTGCCGCAGACAAAGAGAAGGCGGAGTCGTGACCTACAAGACGATCCGCCGAGACCGGGTCAAACCGGGCGACCTGGCTTTGCACAAGGACAATCAACTCGACGCTCGAGAAGTCGCCCGCGTCGATGGCGACTCCATCTGGATCTGGATCGGCCGCGACCCCTTCGGTCCCTACCCCAGGGAGAACTACACCTACAGCCGCAGGACATCGTCATGACCACCTTCAGCCTGACCGAGGTCTGTCACGCCGTCATGCGTGAGGGCATCACCGCCTACATCGAGCACACCGGCAGCGGCGTGATGACCCTCTACGCAGGCCACCAGGTCGACAGCATCTGGACCGTGGCCGCAGGCCCCGGTCGTGCAGGGGTCTACCACGCCGAGGAGCCCGGAGGGGTCTACCTCCCGCCACCAGCGGCGATCGTTGCCAACACTGAGGCCTTCTCGGTCGGGCCCGGCAACATGCAGACGTGGGTAGCGCAACCCGAGAGGGTGTGGGTCTGCCCCGAGTCTGCCATCGTCGCGGAGATCGCCGACGAGATCATCCGCCAGGTGCGCGAACACGCCGCACAAACGCCCGTTGTTACGCCCGTCAAGACCTGGCCAGACACACCAGAGGAGCGTCTGGCCTTCATCGAATGGCAGTACGAGGTCGAGGCTGGCGACACGCTGCGCGGCTTCCGTGACTGGCTCGCAGCCAAAGAGGAGAACCCGCAATGAGCTACTACCCCAAAGAGGAAGCCCGCTTCATCAAGGACACCGCCGAGCACGAGATGACCATTCTGCACAACGATGGCCTGTACCGGCACCTGCGCTTCAAGAAGCCCGGCACCCGCTTCTACTGGTTCGACCTGATCACCTGGCCCGGCTACCTCACTATCGCCGGGGACATGGGCACCTTCACCTTCGAGCGCACCGAGGACATGCTCACGTTCTTCCGGGGCGCCGGAGACATCAACCCCCAGTACTGGAGCGAGAAGATCCGCCCCAACGCTCTATTGGGCGTTAAGGTCATCATCGACCCCACGCTCACGGGCATGGATTACCGGATCGCCGAGTCATGACACGGGCGCCGGCGTGGATGAGCAAACACCCCTGCAGGGCTTGCGGCACCGGCTACGGAATCTGCGGCGAAGGCGCGATACACAGTCTCATGTGCTGCCCGGCCTGCAGCCACCCGTCGCGATGGGCCGAGAACCCTTGGACCTCAGCAGACGTGATCGAGATGTGGGAGGGCAAGGACATCCGCGACGCACTGGAGCCGAAGCCATGAGTTACGCCGAACTGACCGAGGACGACGCCGTGCGGCGCGGGACGTATGTCAAAGCGATCGGGTACGTCATCGCCAATCCTCAGACTCGCGCGTCCCTAGCCAACGCGTGCATGGCTGTCGCTGATGCCGAACTGCACGACATCAAGAGGGCAACTCTCCACAAGGCTGCCGCGATGCTCCGGCGAACAAGTGGCCCGAATCCAGCCGAGGACGCGGACTTCGACGGCTACGACGTGCACATGGTGCAGGAGGCTGCCCTCTGGGATGGAACGATGGGCGCAGCGGACACTCTGGACGAGTACGCCGACATGGTCCGTCCCTTATGAGTGGCCGGTCATGAGCGAGGACAAGTGCCGGCCCGTCGAGGTCGACGGAGAGATCATCCCCGTCCTTGGCGGCGCCGAGATGGACGCCAACGACCGCGAGATGTTCGCCGACCTCGTGCGGGCGGCCAAACGCAAACTGGCAGCTGAACACGACGGCTACCCGATCCAGACCGCGATGTGGGACGAGCCGCCCAAGTACGAGCCGGAGAAGCCGTGAGCGAGCCCCTCCGCTCCCCTGACCAGCCGATGTGTCCCGAGTGGCAAGATGTGCATGAACTTAGGATCGGCTTACTAGAGCCGGATCAAATTGCCTGACCTGCCAACGTCCGCTGTAAGACCACCATGGACCGCGTGTGCAGCAGGCTGATCCAGGACTCTGTCACGTCCAGCACCACGGCGATGTCCTTCAGCGACATGCCCACCTTGCCTCCCTCGGGACTGGCATACAGCATCTGCAGCAGCACCCGTTCCTGCTCTGGCAGTTTCGGGATGGCCTCAGCCAGCCGCTGCGCGAACAGCGTCGCCTCCTCCCGCACCTCTTCGCCATCCTCGGACACGAGAGTGTCCGCGACGGTGAACTCCCCCTCACCACCGATCGCCTTGTTGATGGACGTCACGACTGCCATCCGACGATCGGACCCGAGCCGGCGCAGCTCCGGCACACTCATACCAACGCGCGTTGCTACCTCGTCCTCTGTCGGCGGGCGGCCGAGCCTCAGCTCTAGATCCGTCATCGCCTGGACCACGACGCGGGACCTCGCGCGCACGCTCCGCGGCTCCCATGCCTGCCCACGCATCTCGTCGGTGATCGCACCACGGATGCGATAGGTGGCGAACGTGGAGAACTTCACGCCTGCATCCAGGTCGAACTTCTCGATGGCATCCATGAGCCCGAACATCCCGTACGAGACAAGATCTTGGCGCTCCACTGAGGAGTGCAGGGAAGGCATCATGCGGCCCGCCACGTACCGCACCAGGGGGATGTGAGCCACGATCAGGACCTCGCGGTCCTCCAGCGTCGGAGTGGCCTTGTAGCGCACCCACACAGCTGCGACCTCGCTGCTAATTGACGTTGTCATGCGGCCAGGCCCAGCATCCGCAGGAAGAGCAGCTCCTCGGTCTCGTCGACCGCGTGTCTGCGAACGCACGTTACCGCGGCAGCCCGGACCTCCTCGAGCTGGATGCCCTCCTGCTCAATCACCACGTGCTGCATCCGAGTCATGTCATCCACCGCTTCTCTCCCTTGCTCGATACCAGCGCAGTAATTGGAGCCCGTTCACGCCGTCGGTGATCGCCACCTGCTGGAGTATCGGGAGCCAGAGGGTCTTATTTCGATGCACGATCGGTAGGTGACAGTCATGGCCAGGAGTCCAGCCGATCGTGATGAGATTTGCTGGCGTATTGATGACACCCGACGACCGATACAAGATGTGATGAAGGCCTGGCATGTCTACGAACCTCCCGCAGACGCGGCAGCAGCCACCGTCTCTGGCGTAGACCTCTTCACGCACCGACGCGGGTACGCGGTCATGCTCAGCCACAATGCAGCCTGAGATAGTCAGCCGCAGCCTGCGCTATGTCAGCATCATCGTGCAGATGCCCAAGCGCCACATTGCAAGAAGGGCAGAGCAGGCCTCTGAGAACGCCCGTTACATGATCGTGATCAGCATGAAATCCCTGCCTCCTGCCCCGGCCTTTGATTGGCTGAGGCACCTGCAGGCAGATAGCGCAAAGACCTTTCTGTCTGTCGTAGGCAGCGTTGTACTCACTAGCATCGACATGCTTCATTACTCGGTAACACTGATAGTGGGAGTTGCAAAGACCTTGGCCCCGAGCCACCTTGCCGCAATTCCGTATCTCACAAATCCCTGCTGGTCGCTTGACGCCTATCTCAGGCAATGAGCGCACCCCGAGCGGCGACCCGGTCCTGCAGACCCGCCCGTAGTGAGGTTTGCAGTAGCCCTTAGCGTGAGAAATCCGCAAACAACCCTCAACCAAACAGCCACTCATGGCGTGTCACCCGGCCTTGCAGGCAAGTGCTCGCTGGTCGCTACGTTCCGGTCATCGTCCTCGTCCTCGTCATCATCGTCATCGTCGGGAAGATCAGGGACAGGAATCTCGTACGCCGGCGAGCTGGTGAAGTCCTCAAGAACGTCAGTTAGCAGAGCCTCGACAGCTGCTTCGAGCTCGTCGATCTCCGTGTCGTAGTTGGAGCCACGCATGATGGAGATGTGGTGGGTCTGAACGACGGCGCCGCCCAAACGCACGTCTGCATCGTCCATGTAGGCCAGGTCGACCGAGCTGGGGTTGATCTGGATGGAGCCGATGATCCTCACGTGAGGTTCTTACCCGCACAGAACGGGCAACCCTTGCCAGAGACATCCTTGTGCCATGACCTCATGTGGCTAGGGTGCACGCAGCCAGAGGCACACTTCCCGCGCCCCTCGATTCGGTGAGTCCCGTTCCGGTGAGCCGCGGCCCGCAACTCTGCGCACCGCGGGCACGCATACAGATCGCCACCATCCCACGAGCGGGCCTCTGAGCAGTCCGCAGCGCAGTACCGGCACACCGGGTGCCACGGACCGTCTATGGCCTTCAGGACCGCCCGCACGTCCGCAGGAACGGCGTGTCCGTGGAAGTCCAGAGGCACCCCGTTCATCACTGAGTCCACCAGATCGAAGACATAGGGCTTGGTCATAGGTCCTTCCCCTCCAGCATCGGTGCCGTCTCGAAGTGAGCGAGCACCGCCTCTGCCACATCCTCGACAGCTACGTGCAGGGTCGGCCCGAAGAGCTTCTCGCCCCTCAGGGGTGGGAAGTGGTCTGCCCCAAGCAAGAATCTCTGGACAGACTGGACCGCCTCGGGAAGACGCGCGGGATCCATTTCGATGACGATGACGGCCGTCTTGTACTGGGGCTCGGCAACGGGCGTTGTGAGGGTGGCGATCGCCATCTCCAGGTCCATCTGGGCGTCGTGACCATCCTGGGGGTGGTGCTGATGGATCCACCAGCCACCCTGGTCCTCGTTGTGCTGCCAGAAGATGTTGGTGCTGCACACCGTGCAGACAGACGTCGGTACATCGTCAGGAGGTGGCCACGGGAGCGGTGGGGTAATCATGCCTTCACCTGCTGATGACGGGTGCCGTCGCAGTACGCGGCTTCGTCACCGCACGTGGCGCAGATCCGGATACGACGCTTCTGTATCGGATCCCACAGTGACGTGGTGAGAACCTCAGCCTCGATCCCGGCCCGGACCATGACCCGCTGGATCTTGCCGAACAGGCGATCGATGGACTCCTGCCTACCCTCAGTCAGGTGCTCGATCGCGCACAGGGCCGTGACCGCTACGTCCAGCAACTCCTCGATCACGTCGTCGATGTCATGCGTGACACCCTTGCGGGGGTTCTGGCCGGTCGCGCCGATGTAGCACTGGATGACCTCGCCGCACTCCTCAGAGACCTTGGCGAGGCGACCCCACGTCACCGCCTCAGGATCTCTCTTGGCATTCGCTGTGCTCTGGTCGATCCAGTTGCTCAATGCCACCAAGCGACTGGCTGCTTCCGTGCTTGTGCTCATGTGAATCTCCTTGACGAGAAGGGATGAGGCGGGGCGCAGGAGCGCTCATAGCAGGATCGGAACAGTCCCGAGCGGTCCTTGGGCCTCGAGCCATGATGAATGTTGACCGTTGACGCCCCGCCTCAGGACTAAGGGGTGACTGGACGGGCGCGGACGATGCCGTCGTCGTTGGGGTTGGAGCTGTCGAAGGGCACGACAACGAGCGTTTCCACCGGCTTGAGGATCTGCTGCCGCACCGTCTCTCCGGTCTTGGGGTGGACGTAGTGGTTGACACCCACGACCCGGTACACACCCACGGCACGCACGAGGTCGTCCATCGACACGGTGATGTCACCAGCCTCGATCACGCACGCGCCAGAGATCTTGATCTGCTTCATGCCTACCTGTGCGCCCTCGAACGTGGCCACGGGGCCCACGGTCTGGACTGGAGGCTGCTGCGGAGCAGCAGGCGGAGCCGGGGCTGCCGTGGTAGCCGGCGCAGCTGCCGCTGCAGGGCTTGGAACGGAAACGAGCGTTGGCGCGGCCGTGCTCAGCTCCGGGTCAGGGCTCGAGCCGTCCGTGAAGGCGATGGCGAGGTCAGACATGTGATCCTTCTTTCGTTGGGGGTAGACCTTGATCGCTCGGCGCGGCAGGCGCAGGAACTGACTTGCCAGTCATGGCGCTCCGCACGGACCTGCAGTGCTGACGGAAGGAGTCCAGCCAAGCCTCTGGAAGGCCTTCCTTCCTGGCCTCAACGAGCAGCTTCTCCATGTCGGTGACCAAGAACTTGGCCAGATCCGGTTCGCCAGCCTCGGCCAGCAGACGTACGGCACGAGCCATGCCCACCAACCGCTTGGCTGATTCCTTGGGCAACTCCTCAGCCAACTGAACCGCCTGAACGAACTTCAGGAGTCTGCTCGTGCGGCCATCCACCACCACGTCGAGCATCCTCATGGCAGACGTCGAGTCAGGTAATCAAGCGCTCGCTGGAATACCTGTTGATCTTCGGCAAACGCACCGAGAGCGGAATTGCAGGGCTGGCACAACACACCACGCACCACACCTGTTAGGTGGTTATGGTCAACGTATTTCGCCGGACGGAGGAGGCAGATCGGACAAAGCCCATCAGGCCGACGCAAGGCATCAAACTCCCTGACAGACAGACCGTAGGTATTCAGGAGATGGTTCTGATACTTGGCCAGCCGACACGATCTCTCCTCTCCCGAGAACTCATCTGGTGGATGTTCCTGTTGATGACCACCGCACCAGCGCATACCTTCTGAAACGAGGCGAGGAGGTCTTCCGACTGGATTTCCGGTCCTGGCTGTCATCACTCGTGCCTTGCGATGGAGGCGTTGGCCCAGAACACGGCCTCTTCAATGTGCGTGACTGCGAGCGACTGCTCCCGGCCATCGGGACACTCAGAGACGATGAGGCGAGCGAACTCCTTGCCCGCTGCACGGATCGCTTCGTACCGCAATGGCTGCCCATCCTTGGGTGCGTGATAGGTGAACCTATTCTCGAGATCGGCTTGGGTCATTCCAGTTCTCCTTTGGTAACGGGCGTTGTTGCCCTTGCTTGCTTCCACCTGTCGAGCACCTCTCGACGGAAGGGTCCACGGGTCAGGAGTAGGTGCTCGATCCAGGTGGCGCTGTCCGGTCCTGGCAACGCACGTTCGAGATCAAGGGCCGCCTGGATCTCCTGACTCAGCTCGGGCACCGCGATGCGACGAGCCTCGCGCTTGGCGTCGGCGATGAAACCGCACAGCTGCCACGACTCCTTCACCGCCACGTCGTGCTGGTGGCAGTACCTCGCGGTCATCGCGAAGTCCGCCAGAGAGATGCTCCTCTTGCGCCTGATCGCCTTGAGCTTGGCGATCTCCCTGATCCGGAACTTGAACCACGGATCAGTGCCCGCCTCGTCGTAGTCACCGATGCCGAACAGGCTGTGCAGCATGTCGAACAGGTCAGCGTCCGTCTTCGGCTGGACCTCCAGCGCTCTGTTCACGACTACCTCAGTCATCGTCACACCCGCACGGCTTAGTCAAGAAGCACCGGTTGCAGACAGCAGCCCCGTCCGGGCACCTGTAATGCACTAGCTCACCGGCATAGAGGACCGTTTCCCCGACCTCGATCGGCAGTCCACAGTCGCCACACTCCCCCGGTACTTCGCCACGAAAGCCATCTCACCCCTCCGTGACAGTCATGAACGCGCCAGGACTGACGTCGTAGATCTCTTCCTTCAGCGAGCAGAGCAGCCCGGCCGCGTCCAAGGCCTGAGCCACGTGCAGCGGATTCCACTCCTTGCCGCAATGACAGATGAACTTATTGCGGACCCTGATGTGGGAAGTGATCACTCGAGCCGCTATCGAACAGCGTTGATCCTTGGTCATGCCAGCCTCAACTGTCGGAGCTTGCTCGCGTTGGCTATGCGCATCCTGCGCACCGCCGCGTAGTCCTCGCCCCGGAAGATCATGTTGTTCTCCTCGTCGACGATCCGCCCCTCGACGGAGTGCTTGTCCACCATCACCAGAGACGCCAGCGAGAAGTTGAGCGATGTCGTCACGTTGTAACGGCCATTGCGGTTCTTGAGCAGCTCGCTGCGAACGGTCCCGTCAACGGCGTTGCTGTCGTGGTTGGCATCGGCCGGACGATAGAGACTGAGCAGCATGTCCGCGGTGTCCTCGACACCACCGGAGTCGCGAGCGTCCGTGATGGTAACGGGCGTTCCTCCAGCCGCAGAGCGGCCGGCTTGATGCGGCACGAACAGTCCGACCTGACATGCCTTCGCCTCCTCCTTCAGGGTGATCACGGCCTTGCTGACCCGCTCGTAGGGTGAGCCGCCCTTCATGCTGGCCGCGAAGTAGCCGAGGTAGTCGACCATCGCCACCTGAGGGGGGACGCCCACCTCCTCCTCGAACTCCTCGCAGAGCCGGATCATGTCGCCCTCACGCATCTTCTGATCCACGATCCGCAGCAGGCTCAACTCGTTGGTGATGTCATCGTCGGTGGCCAGCGGATTCCAGAACTGCGCCACCCGCCGCAGCCGGGCGTAGACCTCGGACGTGGTCATCTCCAAGGAGACGAACAGGGTTGGCCGCGAACGGACGTTGTAGGCGATGTTGATGAGGAACTGGGTGTTGTGGGTGACGATGTGATCGCGCCCCACGACGTACAGATGACCTGCAGCACCCACACTGATGCAACGAATCTCCCGATCCTCCACGCGCTCTACCGATACGATCGCACGACGCGGTTCGGTGTGCTTGCGTGCCGTGCCGCGACGCTTGGCTAACGTGTGGAACGGCTCGATACCCGCAGGCAGCATGATCCCAACGTGGCCCTCGTCAGCCTTGCCCGGTCGCTTGTACCAACGGACGTTAGCCGTGCCACCCAGGGAGGTGACCAGCTCACGCATGTCCTCGGCAAGTCGGTGAGAACTCGTAGAATACCGCACCCCCCGAGTGGCCGGCCCCTCGCTCGACCCGTCACAATCCATGAGTCCCTGCAGCAATGCCGTCCGTTGCTCCACGCTGCCGAGGAGATACTCGGACGGAATGAACTTCTCGCCACTATGAACGTCCAGTCCCAATACCCTGACCGCGCCAATGAGCATCCTGATACTCGCGTGAGGACAATAACCACCCGATTGAGCCAGTGCCGGATTCCAGGCAGGCACGCGATAGTGCTGGCGAATCCGCTCGACGACAGCCGGATCGGGCGTACTGATCTGCGCCGACCCGTTGGTCAATGCGCCGTTGGCGATCAAGGCGCCGAGCGTGTAGGGCTCAATCGGCAACGATCGTTCAGGATGCCGAATCGGTCCCGTCATCGGGATGGTGTAACGCCACCCACGCGAGCGTCCATCGCCATACACAGGGGCGTAGAGATCGGACCGCAGAAGCTGAGCGGTCGTGCGAGTTGTCTCAATCCACTCAGCGAACTTCCCGCCACGCTCTCGGACGCACCAGATGTGATCACCATCAACCAACAGACTGCTGTGATCGCTGAAGGTCACCCGATATGTAGGCAGAACTCCGCGATCGAACACTCCAGTAACAACCGTTGGCTTGCCGTAGCGGTCATAGACCTCATCTCCCACCTTCAGGTTGCTCCACTTCACCCAACCCTTGGGAGTGACAATCTCCTCGTCCAGCACATGACCTTTCCCCACGGATGTCCTGGCTATCGGGATGCACAACTGCCCCGGCTTCAGGCCCGGCGCAATCCACTTATCGAGGTCGCTGAACCCCAACTCGATCCCGCCGACAGCATCTTCGATGTGCTGCCACTGCAGGTAGGCATCCCGGGTCGTGTAGAGCCGCCGCCCCTGAGAGTCGGCGCTCCACAGCATCCGCTGCACGTCACGCCACGTGTGACCACCGTGCGGGTTGGTCTCGGTCTTAGGGCCTAGGTAGTTGGACCAGTCGCACTCGGGCAGCTCCTCTGGCAGGGACAGGATGCGAGCCTTGCTCCCGAGCAACTCCTTGCACCGCAGCGCCCCGGTCTTCCCGGCCTCGTCAGGATCGAAGCCGATGTAGACCTTCACGCAGGCCTCGAAATAGGAAGCGAACGACGTCGGCAGGGCTTGGAACCCAGCGACCCCGACAACGGCCGTTGCACGCAGGATCGGGTCCAGGGACAGGCGCAGCGCCGCCTTCAGCATCAGGGCATCGAACTCACCCTCGACGATGATGACGTGCTTGGCGCCGTGCAGGTCGTCCGAGTTGAACAGACGAACCGCATCGCCAGCAGGCGTGACGTACTTCGCCCCACCCTCACCCATATTGCGGCCGCGCAACTGCACCACGTCGCCGTGAGAGAGGTAAGGGATGGTGACGTGGTTGGAGAAGAAGTTCTGCCCCTCAGCGGTGGCGATGCCCGCGTTGCGCAGATCCGCCCACTCGTTGCCAGCCGTCTTCAGCTCGTGGGCCAGCGACCAGGAGCTCGGCACGTACCCCAGCCGGGCCTCAACGATCGTTTCCACCGAGAGTCCGCGGCCCGTGAGGTAGGCCAGCACCTTCGGGTTGGACAGCAGCATGTCCGCAGCCATGTCGGTGGCCTCTGACAACGCACGTCTGCGCATCGCCGGGTTCTGACCAGGTAGCCAGGCCAGATCATCGCGGTCCTCGTCGCCGAAGTGCCGCAGCAGGGTCTTGCGATTCCCCCGAGCATCGCACCTCTTGCACGAGTACATCCACGACTCGGTGTTGAGGTAGAGGCGCCCCTTGCCCTTGGGGTCACCGTCCGTGCAGCCCAGGAAGCAGTGAGCCGTGACCTCTGTGCCCGCAGCCTTGAAGGTGCGATGCCCCTTGCTGGACAGGTACGACGCGAGATCCATCGAGACGCTCATGCCCGCTCCCCCAGCAGAGCGGCCCGAAGGTTGACCTCGCGCTCGTAAGGTGTGGACGGCACAACGGTCCCAATATCCTGCCGAGGATCCAGAGCGTCGTGGGACCAGGCGCCCTCACCCGAGTCGTTGGGCCAGTCGTTGGGCATCTTCCAGACAACCAACTGGAGCGACGGCCAGAGCGGATGCTGAGTCTGGACCACGAAGGTCGCCTGTTCCCCCGTGGGCATGTTGACCTTCATGCCGGGCATGAGTTCGTTGACTCGGGTCATTGCTCCCCTTAGAAGATGGACGCCGGGGCGGCGGACCTTGGGAATACACGCCCCGGCGAGATGAACCTGCGGATCAGTACGGAGGCTCTCCGTTGAGCCCGGCAGCAGCCCAGGGATCATTCGCATGACCGGCCGCAGCCGCTGTCGCGGAGTGGCTTCCCATGCCCGCAGGGAACAGCTCGTCCAACTCGGTGTTGAACCAGAACCCCTCGCCCTCCTTCTTGGGGCGGGGCTCCAGGTGCCGAACGGTCCCCTGAGCCGGAAGGCCGATCAGGTCATCGGTGTCGATCTCCTCACCCAGATCCAGAGCGCGGCCCAGCAAGGCCTCGACCCATGGACGAGCCAGAGCAAGATCACCGGAGGCTTGGTCGTTGGACGTGATGCGAGGCTCACTGTTGCCCCGCACGTTCAGGCCGAGGTACTCCCCCTCGGTGACGAGGAACTCCCACTCCCACTTCACGAAGGTGCCAGGCTGACCCAGCTTGGGGCCCTTCTTGTAGGTGAAGGGAACCTCGACGTGAGTGACCGACTCCAACTTCAGGGGCACCAGGGTGTCCAAGGGGATCGGGTAGTTGCTTGCTTCGACGACGGTGGATTTCATTTCGTTGCTCCTACTTTCGGTGAGTTGCGGTGAGCTGCATAACACTGGTTGCACATAAATGCGCGGGTCTTCAGTCCGGCGATCTGGATCAGGTCAGGGATCTGGCCCTCTGGCGAACTGCACCCGGTAACGCGGTCCTCCTGCATGTCCAGTACCAATGCCTGCCCGCAGGCCTTCAGGCCCTCCGGGACGGTCCCCCCGGCGTACCGGGGCTGACCACAGGCGATGGTGAACACGCCGTTCCCCGGGATGTCGGCGGTCGTCGCCGGAACCGAGGGCACTTCTGGGGTGACAACGGGCGTTTGTACGTCTGGTTCCGGCGCCGCAGCTTCGGCCGCCGCAGACGCAGCCTCAGCCTCGGGCGATGCCTCGGGGATAACCGTGCCGCCGAGCACCTCCGCCACCGCCGCCACAGCCTGCTCCTCGGTGACCGCCACGGCAGGCTCAGCCACGGGGATGACCGGAGCGACAGTCGCAGGCACGGGCGCCGTGACAGGCGGGACGGGCGCCGCAGGAACGGGCGTTGTCACAGGAGGGACCGGCGGAGCGGCCGGCGCGGGCTTCGCTGCACCCGCCGTCGGTGCTGGCGTCGCCGCCTTGGCGACGGTTCCGACCGGACCACCCTTGGCAACAGCCACCGGCTCAACAGGATCGGGGGTCTCAACCTCGGCTATGACCGAGCCTGCCTTCATCTTGTCCAGGTACGCCTTCATTGGCCGTAGCAGCCCCAGGTAGTCCTCCTCCGTGAAGGTCACCGAGGTCTTGCCGAGCAGCTGACCCGAGCGGTCACCCGCGATCGGCTTGTCCGGACTGGCCTCCCACTGGATGTAGCGAGCGAGCACGCGCTTGCCGTCAACCGCTTCCCAGCCGGTCTCCATGAACCCCACGAGGTCAAACTCCGCCGCGACCTGATCCTTGAAGTCGCCCTTGAGCTTCGGGGCCTTCACCAGATAGCCGCCGTCGCCGTCGTCGCTGCCGCCGACCTTGCTGTCCTTCACGTGCAGGTTGCACACGATGTTCATCGTGAGATTGGAGAGCCTGGCCACGAGCTCGGTCATCTCGGCGTCCAGGAATCCCCAGTCCACCCAGCCGCTCATCATGGACTTCTTGTTGGCCACGAGGTACTCCTGGATGACGATGCGCTGGTAGGCGTCCAGGGTGTCGATGATCAGGGTCTGGAATCTCTGCTGATCCTTGGGCCGCTTGCTCTCGGCCTCAGCCAGTGTCAGCAGCGCCTTCATGTCGGCGACGGTCCGGATAGCCGCGTAGGGGATGGCGCGATCGGCCACCGACATGCGGCCCTCCTCGCAGTCCGCCAGCAACGGCTTCGGCCAGAAGCTCGCAGACCGTGTCTTGCCGCTCTTGGGTGGGCCCAGGATGAGCACCTTGATGCGTCCAGAGCCCCCGTCCATGTAATCCTCTAAGCCGGTAACGCGAATTGCCAGGGTCATTCTTTTCTCCTTGAGTTGCGTTGATGTGAGATGCGTCAGGCCAATCGGCCCATGAGAAGGACAAAGGTGTACGTCGCTGCAGTAAGGGGTGCCAGAAAGATGAGGACCGCCCAGAGAGCCTCGATACGCACCTTGCGGTGGGTCTCAGCCATGACTGAGGTGAGCACAGCGCCTGGACAGCTTTCGTCAGCACACACGTGCGCTGGAAGAGCCCGAGGATGCCCCCCCACGGCAGCCCGGGAGAAGCGATAGATGCCGACAGCCTTGAGTGCGCGCTTGCCAAACCACAGCGCTGTGATCAGCAGTACGGAATAAACCATCACGTTCAGGAAATGGATCACTCGCCGCGCGCCTCCTTCCAGGTAGCCTCAAAGAAAGGCTTCCCTGACCGGGTACCGGTGAACTCAATCTTGGCTTCCTCGGGCAGTGACTCCAGCCAGTCCTGGAACTTCCGTTTGGGGAAAGCTCCCTGATACTGATCGAAATGGACCACCACCGTGCAGACAATGGTGGCCAAGGCAGGGTCGGCATTCTTGTTCGACAGATTGTGATGGCGCGAAACCATTTCAGTTCCTCTCGTGTGAGCAATGCGGGGTGTCATAGCCGACGACGTGCCGCGCCGGAAGGTCGCACAGGTACTGGCCGCCGGCCTGGCAGGGCATCGACGTGCCACCGTGCGTTGTCAGGTAGTGCACCTTCCACACCAGATGGGATCCGTCAGAGGTCCGGACAAGCCCGACCTTCTCGGCGGAGCACCGCGGGCAGGCGCCGTATGCAGCCGTGCGTTCCTTCGGGACCTGCTTGCGGCCGACCCCCTCGAGACCGTCGAACATGCTCACGGCTTCACCGGCCTAGGCACTGGCCTGCCGTACTCCTCATCGGGCACCGGCACGCCGCCGCAGATACCCTCACGGAAGGCGCAGTAGAAGCACACGTCGCCGGTCAGGGACAGCGGGTAGATGTCGGCCTTGACCGCCTTGACGTACTCACGAATCGCTGCCCAGAACCGGTCGTAGTCCTGCGGCCCCCGCCACCCGGCATCCTGCCGGTCGACGCCGTTCTTCAGGCTGATCCACGTGCCACGCCGAGACAGCACCTTGAAGCGCTCGTGGAGCGCAGTCCCCTCCTCGATACCCCACTGGTCGGTCCAGAACATCGGCTGCGTGGTGGCCCAGCAGTAGCCAGAGAACTGGGCATTCCAGCGCAGGTCTCCCTTTCGAGTGCCGTAATCTTTCCCGGTCTTAAAATCTTCTATATTCAGGTAGGGCGTGCCGGACAGCTTGCGAAGACTCAGCCGGTCCATCGTGCCGTGGAAGGTGTGCTGCTCACCGTCCAACTCGAACGGGAGGTTGAACGACAGCTCCAGCCCCAGCAGCTTGGAGATATCCGCATACAGGTACTTGGCATACAGGTCGATGCTCGCATGACCCTTGCGCTTGAGCCCGGCCCAGGTCTGGCGGGCGGCCCAGATGGTGACCGGATAGGTCTCGGGGATCCCCATGATGTTGGCCGGATCCCAGTAGTAATCGAATGTGACGTGGGACTTCTCCACCGCGTCGGGACGCTTCTCGTAGTGGAGCTTCTCCATCACGTGGATGGCGTGGTGCATGACCGACCCGTAGGCCGTCATGGACAGCACCTCAGGACGCAAACCCTCGTCTCTAACCTGATCGTTCAGCTTCTTCTGCTGAGCACACCGGGAGTAGGAGGAGAGGTCACTCTGTCTAACGATTATGCCGTCCACCACCTTGCGAGGAGACAGAGCAGGCGACGACCGCCATCCGAAGATGATCGATCGCCGCCTACTCCCAGCTCCTGCTGCGGAACGGCCTGTGACCCGGCTCTTGCCGCGGCCCCAGTAGTCAGTCACCTGACCCTGTGAAGGTCCACCGCCGCCCCAAACTGAGGCGGCTCGATGAACCTAGACCCGACCACCGACAGTGGGCAAGCGGGAGGATGCGCCAACGGGCGTTACCAGAAAATCAGGTTCCAGGGGCCGCCGGCGATAGCTCGGAACCAGACGTAGCAACGGGCGTTTGCATGTCAACGACAACTTTTGGTGTCGAGCTGACCTGCGACGACACCCCCGACGAAGTAGGATCCGCAACCACCGGAGCCGACGTGGACGTGTGCGGAGCCCAGTAGCCGGCCAACCCGGCGCCGATAGCCGCCATGACCCCCACGAGCAACGCAGAGACCGGCTCAGGCACCGCCGCTATCGCAGCGCCTGCCTTGTCTGTGGTGTCGCTCACGTGCCATACCAGCACGCCGAGCAGCCAGAGAAAGAACGGACTGACAGCGCCACTCAATCCTCCCCCACCGATGGCAGCAGCAATAACCTTGGCCTCGAACTGTTTCATGACAACTCCTTACGGGGCTTGATTGACTGTGCAGGTATAGGTAGGAGCGGCTGGATCGAACGGTGTGGCACGCACGCAGGTGGTCACGCGACCATTGCCATCAGTGAACGTCCAGCTCACCGGCGGCTCACCGGCAACACCTGCTGGCCCAGTAGCGCCGGTCGCACCAGTAGGACCAGCAACGGTGGAGTCAGCCCCTGCAGGCCCGACAGGACCTACCGCACCAGCAGCACCAGCCGCACCGTTCGCCCCTGCAGGCCCAGGAACGATGGAGTTACCCCCCACTGATCCGCTAGGCCCTGCAACGGTCGAGTCCCGACCTGCTGGCCCCTGAGGGCCCGGAACGGACGAGTCTGCACCAGACAGTCCCGGAGGCCCTGGTGGCCCTTGCGCACCGACATCACCAGGAGGACCAGCCGCAGGGGCAGGACCACCCTTGGTGATCGTCGACGCTTTCGCACACAGCGTGACCATGTCTGACGCAGGCGCATGACCGGCACAGGCGGCGGCCACCTGCTGCGCCAGGCTGAACGTCTGAGCCTTCGAGGTGGCTGCATTGTTGGCCGATACGCGGGCAGACGAGAACAGCGCCCACGTGAGTGCGGCCACGAGCAGGATGCCCAGCAACAGCGTTGCTAGACGCCACCGATCGTTTCGATCGGAGCGATCCAGGTCAGTGTTATCTACTTCGGTCACCATGCTTCTCGCTCCAATTCAGCTAGCCCCTTGGGCTTGACCGGCAGGGACATATTCGGATTCCGTCGAGTCATCTCTTCCTCGAGCTGGCCGGTGTACTTGATCCGCAAGATGTCCAGCCGGCGGCGACGACGAAGCTCGTCACGCTGCGCCCGGGAGCGAGCCTGCGTCTGGGTAACTATCCAGCCGACCAGAGAGGCGGCCCCGATAAGCAGGGCCGAAAGCGTGCTGGCGTCCATGAGGTTGGAACTCATGGCCAGGCTGGTCATCGCGGCCACCAACGGGGCACTCGGATGATGAGCTCCGTGACCCTGGGTGCCGGCTCCGTATTGCCAGCCCAAGACAGACAGAGTAGATATGCGACGGTAGTGACGCCACCACCGAGAATGGGGCCGACCAGGGACACGGGATTGTGAGGCACGGACAGACCCCAGAGAAGGTTCAGGAAGCTCCAGGCGCCCATGATGCCAGTAGCCATACCCAGGGCCGTCACTTGATAACGACGGACGGCCAGGGATGCGATCAGCACCAGCGCTGCAATGGAGTTGAGCCACTCCCACAGGTCGTTATTCATCACCTGGATCAGAAGAGGGTAGCGACTTGGGACTGAGTACTGAAGTCTCCCTGCGATCCCCAGGAGCGCGAGACTTATGTGGGCTCCAGCGATGACCAAGGTGAGGTAGATGCGCAAGCGGTGCAGGTGAGGAGCGATCACTGGCCACCTTCCCGTCCTTGTCATCACGCCATCCCTATCAACATCCGCCACCAGACCTTCGGCCCACCTCGAGGAGAATCCGAGCCGATCAGGTAAAACGCACCCGATCCTCGAGAACAATCCGAGCCATCAGGTGAAAAGATGTGCAGGCAGGATCTTGGCCGCGATTCCGGTGAAGGACAGATCATGCACCAGGTCATATCCGGGGTCGCTGGTAACGGTCGTTGCGATGAACGGGCTCTGGGTGTCGACCACGAAGAACACCCACGCCCCTGTGTAGAAACCCTTGGCATCAGTCAGCCATCGGTAGACGCCGGCCGTGACCCGCGGGAAGCGAGTAGGCACCAGAGCGTCCCCATCGATAGACATGCCGTAGCTCACCAGCGGGCGCTCGATGAAGGTGGCACCGAAGTAGGCCGCCTCAGGCAGCTTGAACTCACCCCAGCCATGGGTGGTGAAGGATAGCTGAGCCGTAGCCAGCCGCGCAGAGTTCTCGCGGATCGCATCGAGCTGCCCACGACGCTGTTCGAGGGCCTGGAAGCCAGGATCAACCATGGCTCACACTCCGGTGAATCGAACGCGATTATCGAGCAGCTGGCCGCTGAGATTGGGCTTATTGCCAGGACCTTGAATCTTCCAGTTGCCAGGACCTTGAATCTTCCAGGCTATTACTGACGTGGTGTAGTCGACATCTGCGCCAACGATGCTGGTGACGGCGACAACCTCACCATTAGTAGGGTTTGCCACGACACAGGGGTAGTAGCCGCTACTCACCGCACCGGGGTCTGCAGGGATACCGAAATAAGGCAACGCAAGCGATTCCAGCACTGGAGGTGTAGCACTCTGATCCACCACGCACCAGAACTCGCCGCTATAGACAGCCCCGTCGGTGACCTCGACGTACTGGTAGAGGATCTTTCCATCTGGTGAGCTGACTGGAATACTCGGGTTTGCCACAACCGATCCTGAGGTAATCAAGTCACCGACGTAGTCCCCGGTGAAGCTGTAATACTTCCCATTGTCGATGATCCCACCGAAGATGTATGGCGACCCCACGGCAGTGGCCCACTGGTAGCCATATGGAGGATCTGGCGCACCTGGAAGTGTGGTCTGTCCGTCATAGGAACCACTGAGCCCATCGGCAGCCACAGTGAAGTTCCACAGCCCAGGACTGTTGGGTGTAGACGTAGTCACCGTTGCTGTGGTCATCACGAACTTAGTACTGTCGATGGGATCCATGAACAGCCCGACGACCCCTTGGGTCATTACTATCCCAGTGGGGATCTCACACAGCATGACTCCGGTACTAGCCGTGAACACCTGTAGGACGGGTTTATAGGAACCGTCTCTACAGGTGATGACCACTCGATCGGCTGTGCGGTCATAGACGTAGTTGAACGATCCATTATAGTCGTACGCATACGTGGTGGTGGTGGTCGTAAACAGCACAGTTGGAGCAGCAGGGAATGGAGCGAGACTGTTGCAGTCAACAATCCAGCTCTGGTAGGTACGGGTGTTGAACCATCCGCTGCTGTAATAGCGATCCTGAGCCTGAGAAATCAGCAGGACCTTGTTACCTGCAATGGCTATCGCTCTTGGTATCGGAGACTGGTGCAGAGCAAAAGTGATATCTGCCGTGCCCAGCACGCTCAGGTCTGACGCCAGATGCCACATCCTGATGATCTGAGGAGTCCCGAAGGAGTACATCATCGAAGCGACGAAGTAGGTCCCATCATCCAAGAGGGCAACAGTGGGCTGCAGATCTGTGACAAACCCAGTCCCAGAGCCAAGGTTTGTCTCAATGACAGCATTGGTGATAACGCTCAAAGTCACGGGATCTTCCCAATCGAACGCAGGTACTGCCGAGCCTCGACGGAGAGGTTGGCCGGATTAAACGTCCAGGCCGAGAACGCGGTGTCACCCAGCCAGTGGGTGTCCAGGTCGTAGGTGTACTTGCCGGTCTCCAGGGACCAGTTCATCGAGATGCCGATGACGTACTGGAGGAACGCCTCCTCAGAGACGCGCTCGTAGACACGCACCTGGTCGTCGACCTGGATCGCAGGGTTGCCAGGGATGGTCACCTTGTCCGTGCGGTAGGTGAACAGCTGGCGCAAGGTGATGAGGTCAGCCATGATCTGGCACTCAGCGGTGGTGGCAAAGTGCTGGTCCGTGAAGCCACCGACCCGACGCAGCCCACTGGGATAAGGGTTGTGCCCGTTGGACATCGCCGCGATCTGACCCGAGACGTTGGCCACGAAGACCTTCTCGCGGATACTGCGACCAGACATCTTGGCGCCCAGGCCCATCAGCGTCGTGGTCTCGTCGATGACAACGACCGTTGTTGTACGCCCGGAGTTGGGGCCGCCGTTGCCAATCCAGTTGCCGACGCTCCAGATGTTGGGCGAGCGGAAGACCGCACCGCCGCCTTCATCGATGAAAAAGAGGTAGCCCACGATGTCTTTCACATAAGTGATGCAATTATGAACGACGAACTCGCCCTTACCGACCGTGAATGACGGATCGCCGTCAACGCTCAAATCCCACAGCACGACCTCACCGTGCTCATCACAGAGGGCAGTCCATCCAGGATCTCCCTGTCGGAGAACCTCAGTACGGTCCACCCTTGCGAGATGAGCCATGCGTCGCGCAGTTGATCCTTCTCTCGCCTGACCCTCAGAGCATGGCCGGGATCGTCCACCTCGACAGCCACCTTCATCGCTGGATTGGCCAGATCCACTCGCATCGACACAATACCCTCGACGGTTCCCAGAGGAGACATCCAAAACTCTGGATACCAGTCGTCGCCCAGTGCTCGCCAGAGCATGAACTGCGCCTCCGAGAGACCGCCCCAGACTGGATTCACCGTCCGACTCTGACGACACTTCATCGAACATGCGACCTGCGCTACCACCATGGGATGAAACGACTCGCCACAACCCACGCAAATCCGATCCTCGAAAGTTCGAGCCGCCGCAAAGCACGGCCGGGAGCAGTACCTCCTCCCCAAGTCCCCTCTGAACTCCACCCCGCACTGAGGACAGACATAGCTCGGATTGCGCGTCTTGTGTTTCGCCGCCAATGCCCGTCGACAAGGATCCGAACATGTCTTTCTCGGACCCTTGGGTGTCCGTGTTGCCATGAACTCCACTCCGCACCATTCGCAGGCTTTCAGAATGTTGACGTACTTCGTCCCCGACCTTGAGCTCATCAGCCCTGACCCAACCTCTCACCGTCCAGAAGAGGTGGCCGGCGCTGGTCACGATCTGCTCGCCGTCGATCACGGTCGCAACAACGGACGTTGCCAGTTGGCTCTTGCGTCCTGTCACGCGACCGTAGCCACCACGGTTGGCAACCACATCACCAAGCCGCAGATCCTCTATCGGTCGGTGACCGCCAGGAACTTTGACAAGAGTCCCGGCAAGCACACAATCCATCACCGGCTTCTTGTCGAAGACACTCATCGGGATGGCCACCAGCGGAGCAGTGCCGGTCTCCTCGAAGTCCCCCCAGACCCTGCCCTTGACCAGTGCCCTGTCATCGCTAGGAGCCACCGTGGTGACCCTGGTGCCATTGCTGTACGTCCTGAAGGCGTGCGTGGCCTCACGCGGCCAGTAGAAGCCGGCATAGGCCAACACCAGCTTAGGAATGTCGGTGTAGTCATAGATCCGAGGAGGGGCCGTCAGCGGCTCGATGTGGGTGCCGCCGGGGGTCGTGGTGGTAACGGTCGTTCCCACCGCTCCGGAGACCTTGAACGACCGCACACCAGCTCGGTAGCGGTAGGTGCCAATGCCGGAGTTGCACAGGTTGGTGAAGGTCAGCCGGATCTTGGTAGCGCCAGCGATGGCCTTGAAAGCAACCGCCTTGGTCTCCTCGTTGTTCACGTGGAAGCGGGTCACGAAGCGGATGTTGGATCCGTTCGGGGCGCTAACCGGATCGTTGGGGTTGTAGGGCACCGTCTGGTCGCCCTGCCACTTGCCACCGGCGAACACGCTGACGTAGCAGGTGTAGGGCCCGCCCCACACCCGGAACCGCACGCCCGAGACCTTCTGGGAGGTGAACTTGCCTTGGATGAACTCGAAGGAGTAGTCCGCGTCAGGACGGGCGTTACCAATCGAGAGCCAGTAGGTGGCGTCGCTGGTGTCGAAGGCGTCGGGCCCGGTGTGCCCGTAGACGCTGCCGCCGTTGCCGACGTAGGGCAGGTTCGAGCTGGTCTCGTAGTGAGGCTGGACCCAGCCCGCGGACATGCCACCGGTGGACGTCACGATGTCGGGGTTCTTGACGTCATGGGCCGTCTCGAACCACAGCGGGTAGGAGGCGAAGGGCACGATCGGTGGGAAGAGGATCTGGTCCAACAAGATGGAGCCGATGTCCCTGCAAGTCACAGTGATGATGCCGTCATGGGTGAAGTCAACGTCGTCGATGCGCCACGTGCCGCTCTGGTAGAGGTGCGTGTCCACCTCTGGAGCCACGCTCGCATCGAAGCCGTAGCCCTCGTAGGTATTCCCGGTGTAAAAGACGGACCCATTGCGTCGCGCAAGCCAATTCTTGTGCTTAACCCTTGGACACCAGACATGCCCTTCGTAGGGTTCCTGCATCACCCCATTCGCACGTCGATCCCCCTGGTAAGCAGCATCGTGAGGTGAAGTCACAGTCTGGCGCAGCAACGTCACGGCGCGACAACTTCCATGCTTCTTCGTGTGAGTTGGCTGCCCAGCAAGAGCGCAAGCAAACTCAAATGCTTTTACGCGCACCTCATTCTGAAGGAAGGTCTCCGAACCGGTTCCATCACCCAGAATGCTGACATCGATAAACAATCTCAATTGCGACTGCGTCAGCGAGGTCAAGAACTCAGGGCTAGGGATCTTGTCTGGACCACAGATGACCTTGCGCAGTTCCCTAGCGACTTCCTGGGTGAAGACAAAGCAGTTCTGCCCTGGCCTGGTGTGTCCATCTCGCCATTTATACACCTTCGTGTTAGCCCGCTTACCACTTGCCCACCGATACACGGAGATGTTACTCACGCCGAGCTTCTCGGCAACATCCCGAACGGCCATCCCTCGTTGACGAAGCCTGATAGCTTCGTCAACGATCTCTTGCGGCACATATGGTCCACGCGGCAACGGGCCAGGAGTTCCGTACATGCGATACATGAGATCACGAATGCGCTTGGAGTTTTGAGGGTTCACAATTTCAGACTGACTGATGGACCCACCGCTATCTAGACCACGCAAGCGATGGTCAGCAGTACCCTCTGTGTAATACCACGCTGCCAGTTCCACAAAATCATCCGAATAACTGGCGACGATATCCTTGGCCTGCGACACGGCCAGAGGAATGTATGAATGCCTGTCAAGCGTCTCCGTGGTCCGCCAGTCAAACTTGCCGTAGCGCTTAGTTAGCCATCGGTGGTTGCCAGTGGTTAGAGAATCGTGCGTGCGTGTCTTGAGCCTTGTAAGTTCACCAACAAACGGAGCGCGAAACACCTCAACAATGCTTTGCCATTCAGCGTTACCTGTTGCCGGGTTGATCCCGAGCGTCTCGTCCCCTTCGGCGACCTGGTCCCACGCAAGCCATCCACGCTTGGTAAGGATCTCCGTTTCAGTATCAACACACCTGATGATGCGATCGGGGACAAGCCAGTCCTGCCAGCCGTTGGCGGTCCTACTCCAGCGCGAGGAGTGAGCGGTGACGCCCCTCAAGGGGCTGTAGAACCCCGGCTGATCCAGGTCATTGTTCTGCGGTGGCTCACCGATCGGCAAAGGCTGCGTGTTGTAGAGCGTCATGGTCATGTCGGCCACGCCGCTGTCCACGGTGCGCTTCCACTTGACGTCCTTGAGGTTCGGCAGCTCGAGCGGCATGTTCGCCTGGCCGAAGGGCACGCTCGAGTACTGCTGGTTGCCATAGGACATGACAATCAGGTCCAGCCGCTGGATCGTGGCACGGACCATGGGCCGATTGGTGCCCACGTAGTCGCCAGAGGCCCAGGCGTTCTTGGTCGCCGTGGTCGTGGTCCTCACGAGAGCCTCCGGTAGTACAGCATGTCCACGGTGTAATGGAACAGCCACGGGTTGTGGCCGCCCGACTTCTCAACGGGCGTTGGTGAGAAGCGCTGGCCGAGGACTTCATGCACGCGGCCGAAGTGGTCGGTCAGCTGCAGCCGGTTCGGCCGGTTCACCCAGGCCTCCAGCGCGTCGTACTCGTCCTGGGTGCGCAGCTTGCCGTTGAACGACCACGTGAAAGGTTTGTCAGGGGTCCGAGAGCTGCGGACCTTGCCGTCGATGGGTGACTTCGCCAGCGCCTTGGTCGTGTGCGGCTGAGCCATCGAGGCCATCGTCGCCGGGTTGTGCGAGAAGACCAGCGTCTGGTTGGCCACCGGGTCGTGGAGCTGCCACCTCATAGCTGCACCGTGACCTTACGACGGGCCGCGTATCGGGCCGCTGCAGCTCTATTGCAGGCCCGACAGTACCGCTTACCGTGCTTATCAATGTAGGTGTTGGCCTCGTCGTACGCATGACGCTGTGGGCAGCGGGTTTTGTCCTGGTTGCCGTTATTGCTGCGGCCCTTTGCATTGCGATCCGCGGCATTCTCTGCGTCCGTCCCAAGGAAGAGGTGCCCCTCGGGGTAGCCTTCGGTCGGCTCAGTCTCACAGCAGGGTGGATTGTCGCAGTGATGGAGCACCTTCATGCCGGGCGGGATCGGACCGAAGGCCAACTCCCATGCAAGACGATGAGTCCGGACCTCCACCCCAAAGACACTGATCCGGCCATAGCCATACCCGTGCCCGGTCCATTCCAGACATCCGTTCGGCATCCTCACCAACTTCGCAGCGAGACGCTCACGGATTGTCATGCCCATGTACGTGCCGTCAGCCAAGCAGTACCTACCCATTAGAGTTGCACCGGCCCTGCGTAGATGATCGCCTTGAGCTGGTAGGTGAACGCCCAGTCGTTGTAGGCCTCGGGCAGCCGGGTCCAGGCGATGTTCTCCAGCGTCACCGTCCACGCACGAGAGAGATGGTCGATCATGTAGACCCGCCTGGGCATGGCCAGGAACGTCTCCAGCGCGTCGTGGAAGGCTTCCGTGCGGCAAGCGCCCTCCACCGTCCAGTCGACGCCCACAGGGGCTCCCTCGAACGTCAGAGGCTGCCCATCAGACGCGGTGGAGTGCTCGATAGCGAACACCCTCCCCGCGTGCGGCGGAGACATCTTGCTCGGGCTGATCGGGAAGACGAAGCTCTCGCCTCCCGAGGTCGGATCCTGCAAGACCCACCTGGTAACGCCCGTTTGCGTGACCGCTACCGGCGGGGAGTCTGCGGCCAGGCCCACCGGATAAGACACAGGCGGGTTGGTCACGATGAACGAGACCGTGCCGGACAGCGTAGGCGTGGTCGCAGTGATTGTGTGCGAGCCCGCAGTCAGAGCCGGCAGTGGGATGGACATCCCGATGACCTGACCGTTGCTATCCAGCGTTGCTCCGAAGATCGTCACGCCACCGTCGATCGAGAAGTTGACAGGATCATTCGGTACCCCGTTGCTGACGGTGACCTTCAGCCACGACGGAGTGGTGAGCACAGCAGCCAGGATTTCGACCTGCAGCGGGGCAACGCGAGCGCCACCGGCCCAGGTCACGGTGCCCGTGTCGGTGTACGTGGTCGTGGCCGGATGGACCCGCACGTAGTAGACGACACCCTCAGAGACCGGCGCCAGAACGGTCATGTCAGGGCCATCGCATTCACAGGACTGGCAGCCACAACGACTGCACCGAGATCGACGAGCTCGGCTCGCAGCGGAGTGGCAACGGTCGTTGCCAGAGCACTCACCGTGACCGCACCGAGAGTGACCAGGGAGCTGCCGTCAGTGGCTATAAAGGTCAGGTCGTCGGGCCCGGCTCCGGGCGGGCCCGCGTAGAGCTCGATGTCAGCACCATGAGCAAAGCCGCTAGTCGAGGCCAGCCAGTCGGCCACCTGGGACTCAGTGAACTCATACCAGATCGAGGGTGCCGCCGCAGGACCGGTGAGCGCCACTGGCTCGGTAGCCACGAACAGAGCGCTGGCGAAGTCAAGCACGCGAGTGTCCGAGTCCGACGCAGCATAGGGGTTGGCCAAAGTCCCCGACTGGGCCAGGGTGAGCGCGCTTGCCAGCTCGGCAAACACCGTGATCGCGCCCAGGTCGACAGGAGTAGGCCCAACGACCACGGCGGGAGTGATCAGCGTCGAGTCGGCCACCAGAGCGACGTCGGCAGTAAAGATCGTGGCCGCGTCAGTGATCAGGGTCGAGTCCGCAACCAGCGCGTCAGCAGCGAGCGAGGTCGCCAAGCCATCTGCAGTCAGAATGCTCTCTGCGACAAGATCCGCGGCACCGGTGACGTCGGCCATACCCCCACCTCCTCATCTGGAAACGGGCGTTGTCAGGCGGTCATCGTGAAGGCGCCGGCGGCGATGACAGGCGCGCCACCGGTCAGGACATTGACCGAGGTACCTAGTGCGCCGTACCCGCGATAGGCGTCGCCGCCGGCCGCGTCATACATCGCCACCCCGACGACCTTGGTCGCCCCAGCGGCCCAGTCGGCGGTTGCGGTAGGCCACTGGATGGCAGCCACAGCGGCCTTGACGCGCGCAGCAGCGGCCGGGAAGTTGGTCAGGTTGGCCACGACCGCCACGCGAGCGTAGGAGCCGCCAGCGACCTCCACGGCGCCCGCACCGGTGTCATCCGTGGGTGCCGTGGTGACCAGCGCGAAGTACCACGTCGTCGGGAAGGCTGATGCCGAGTGGCTCAGGATGACATCGAGCAGGTTGTTCGCATCGGCCGTGCTGAGCTTGTTACCTGCTGTCATCGGACTCTTCCTCTGTCTCTTCCTGCGTGTCGATCACGACGATCTCGACGGGGCCTAGGTCGATCGGCTCGCCGCGTGAAACGATCTGTGGCATCTCATACCTTCCTTGCGCTGGATCCGACGGTCGACATCGCGCCCTGACCGAGGTACTGCGTCAGGATGGCCTTGACAGCCGGTATGTCGGTGCCATTGATGGTGATCTGCACGTTCGTGGTCAGTCCACCGGCGCCGATGGCACGTGCCTCGTACGCCGTGGGCACCTTGATCGCACCCAGGTTGAACTGACCCTGCATCTGGTTGGCCAGCCCCTGGAGCGCCTGGTCGACCTGGTTGAGCTCGTCGACCTGCTGGCGGGTCTTGTTCTGCACGCTGCTGAGGTAGTTGTGCTGGCTGTTGAGGTAGGACAGATACGCCGAGAGGGACTCGCGTTGCAGGTTGTAGTTGGTCTGCTGGTCGGAGAACTGCTGGTCAAAGGCACTCTTCTCCGCAGCGCTCTGGGCCTGCTTGAGCGCGAGCTTGTCCTTGTTGATCACGTCGGGCAGGGCCCCACGACGCTGGTCCATGGTCAGCTGGTCCGCAGCCTCACGAACCTTCTCTCGAGCCACGACCAGCGGGTTGGTCAGATCCTCCCCGAGCTGGCGAGCGTCGTTGGCCGCAGCCTGCACGGCCATCGAGTAGGCGTACTGCGCATCGTGCAGCGCTTTGAGCGCCGTCCAGTACTCCACCTGGTTCTTGGGCTCGCTCATCTTGTACTGAGCCACCCGAAGGTTCGTGATGGCCGCGCTCATCGGGTCGCCAGGGATCGCCTGAGCGGCCAGTCGTGCCTCCTCGATCTGCGCCGCCGTAGGGCCGGTCGCCGCCTTGTCCTTGGGCCAGGTGAAATCGCTGCCGCCAGGGACCGCAAGTGCGGCCGCCTTTGCCATGCTGTTGGCGATCGCTACGTCCTTGGCGATCGCGTCCTGCTTGGCCTTCTCCGCAGGCGTGACGTTGGTGATGCTGCGGTTGGCGATGATCGCCTGCTGACGCGGGTCGCTGCTCGCGTCGATGGCAGCATTGGCAGCCGCTCCTGCAGCCGCCTCCAGAGCAGCGAGCTGGTCCTGAAGGATCTTCCGCTCTGCCGCGATGCCACGGTTGAAGGTGGTGATGAAGGCCTTGTCCACGCCCGCTAGCAGGCCAACAACCGAGTCGATGTCACCGGTCGAGGCGAACTCGCGCAGCGCCGCCGACACGGTGTTGCGGATCTGGCCCTGCGAAGCAGCGTTGTCAGACTGCATTGCGTGGATCGAGTCGACCTTGGACTTGACGTTGCCCAGCACGGCCTGGTGGTAGGCCTTGAGCGCCGTGTCATACATCGCATCGGCCGCGTCCTGCTGGTCCGTACCAGCAGCACGCCTGGAGGCCTCGGCGGTCAGGGAGGAGATCGCGCCGAGATCAGCCTCCCTCTGGATCGGGTCGCCCGTGCGACCGATCTGGGTCGTCAGCCGCTTGAGCTCGTCGGCGCCACCCTTGGACCCGGGCTGCGGAGTGAAGAAGTCAGCCAGTGAGGTATCCGGGATGTGCGCCAGCTCGTCCCGCAGCATCGCAATCGACTTGGACACCGAGGCGTGCGTGGTCGCGAGGTTGTTGATGCCTCTGTTGACATCGGTGTAGTCCCCAGCGAAGCTCTGCTGAGCCGGGGTCAAGGAGACAGCCGAGACCCCAGGGGCAAGGCTGGTGGTCGGCGCGGTGGTGTGGGTCAGCGAGAAGTTCTTTAGATCCTCGTAGGTCTGCTGAGCCGGAGTCAGGGAGGCGCGGTAGTCAGCGTCAGAGTTCGCCTGAAGCTGTGCCTGAAGATCAGCGCTCTGCTTGTAGAGACCGCTCTCCGGTCCCGTAACAGGCCCACGAGGGTTCCGAAGCCTCCGCTCGCCACCCGTACCACTGTTGGCGCCGTAGAGGACGGTGCCGCCGATCCCCTCCTGAGCAGCCTGCAGCGCGTTGATCGCCGTATCTGCCTCGGCAGCAGCTGATGCCTTCTCGTCAGCGGTCTTGGCATTCGCGTGCGCGGTGAACGCGGCAGCGGTCTGCGTCGCCGCATCCTGGCTCTTGCCGTACGACCCCCAGACCTCACCGAGAAGCGCGATACCGGCAACAGCAGCCACGAACGGAGCCAGCGCGAGAGCCGCGCCACCTGCCGCGCCGGCCAGCGCCCCTAGCCTGCCTATGAGACTGACCGAAGCCACGTCAGCAGCGCCAGCGGCAGCTCCCTGCGCTATCGCGTTCTCGCCAGCCGCAACAGTGTTGACCTCGATGGCAGCCGTGTCGACGCCGGTCGCACTAGCGTCCAGACCCAAAGCCGCGACCCGGGCCGCGGTCGCGTCAGCAGAAACAACCTCAGCCGCCCCGGCACCGATACCGCCAACCTTGTCCAGCATGTTCGTCATGCCCACGAGCCCGAAGCTGCCGCCGAAGATCCTGCCAGCTACCGAGGCCAGAGCCAGCACCTCAAGGAACTGCTTGACGTACCCCGGCAGGACGGCGAACCCACTCACGAGCGCGTCGACGCCACGCAGCAGCGGGTCGACCAGACCTAGTGCATCACCGAAGACACTCCCCAGACCCGAGGTGCCCATGTCCTTGGACAGAGCCGACCAGTCGGCGACAATCTGCTCCAGCCTGCCAGCGAAGGTACCCAGTCGGGCCTGAGCCTGGTCGAATGCCACGCCTACGGAGTTGGCACCCTCAGCAGCAATCGAGGTCTGGGCTGGCAGGTCGGTGATCGCGGCCACCACGGCAGCACCGGCACGACCACCACCCAGAGTCGAGATGACCTTGGCCCGCTGAGTCTCTGAGAGATCCTGGAACTTGGCACCGAGCTGGACCAGCTCGTCACGCAGGCTCTGATTCTGATTGATCTGGAACTCAGCGAAGACGTCGTTGAAGGTGGCCGAGCCCTGACGACCTAGGAACCGCTTCAGGTCGCCAGCAGCCTGCTCGGAGGTGTTGCCGGTGTACTGCATGACCGAGCCGGTCAGCGCCAGCCCCTGCTCAGCGGTGAAGCCAGACTGCTTCAGAAGGTCGGCGATCTGCGCCGTACCACCCAGCAGCGACCCACCAAGCTGCTGCCCGTAGTGCTGAGCGATGACGGTAGCTGCGTCGTAGAGCTTGCTGGCGCCCATCGCGTCGCGCTCGTAGTTCTGAGCGATGGCGCCGAGCTCGCCGAGGGTCTTGTCGTTGGCAATCGCTCGCGCTGCCGGGTCACCGAAGGCTCCGGTGGACTTGGCGCCCTCGAGCAGGTTGACGGTCGAGCCCAGTTGTGCGCCGACAGCGCCGGCCACCCCGGAGGTGTCTCGGAAGAACCGGGTGTACTTGGTCGCCGCATCAACCGCAATGGCTGGAGCAGTGGCGAGGTTCTGGCCGATCGTAGAGTAGGTCTCGGCCAGACCAACCGCCTGCTCGTGGTTCCCACCCAGGGCGATGGTGAGCTGGTTGACCGCCAGCGAGTACTCCTCGGTGGCGACCTTGACCTCACGCAGAAGCCGGGAGCCCTCCTGGAAGGCCATGAAGAAGCCGTAGTACTTCAGCATCGTCATGCCGCTCATGCCGCCGCCGAACATGCCGCCGCCGCCACCGGAGGCAGACACGGCCTGCTCCTCCATGGCAGCCGTCAGGCGCTCCTCTACCGCGAGCGTCCGGATGCGGGCCTGCGCGAGCGCAACCTCGGTGACAGTGCCTTCCTTGGCAGCCAGGAGAGTCTGCTCTTTGGCCACCGCGATCGAGGCGTCCAACTGCAACTGCTGGACCTTGGCCGGCGCCATCTGGTCGATCCCAGACAAGACCGGGGCAACCATGGGAGCAGCGGCCGCCTTCTCGGCCGCCAGTGCCTGACTCTCCTCCGCCGCAACCACGCGACGATCAGCAGCGATGAGGTTCGAGATGCCAGACGACAGCGCAGCGGTCCGCTGCTCGACGGTCGCGTACTCCTTGTCGATAGCCATCGTCAGCCTCGACTGAGCGGCGACCAGTTTCGCCTGGGCCTCCTCCAACGGCGTACCCTCGCCAACGCCCGTTGTCGCGGAGATCTGCGCCTTTACTCCCGCGAGCCCCTCCGCGCCGGAAAGTCCACCAGAGACGGCCCCAATAGGCGTGACCACTCCCCCGGGGCCCATCTGCAAACCCAGAGCTGCCAACTGCCGATTACCTGCGCCGACTACCGGCGCAGCAGCCGCCATCCCCGACGCCTCAGCCTGGACCTTCGCCGTAGAAACGGCCGTTAGCTGAGCCTCCTGCTGGACGATCATCAGCTGCCTGAGCTTGTTGATCAGCAGGTCGGTGTCCTCGATGCCGCTACGCATCGCAGCGTGCGTGCCCTCGTTCTGTATGGGCTCGGCGCTGTATGCCCGACCCGCAGTCCTCAGGTCAGCCAGAGCAACCTTCAGCTGCTCCAGCACGCCCATGGTGGCGGTGGCGCCAGCCTCGACGCCGCCGAAGACCTGCTCGCCCAGCTGTACGCCGGGCATGTTGGCAAGCTCGGCCATCCTGGCCTGCAACGCCTGAATGATCTCGCCCAGTTGGGCGGCCGCACCTTCGTCCTGGACGCGGATTGAGATGAGCCCGTCAAACAGCGGGTCAACGGCCACCGGACTACCTCTTCTCTACAGCCCTAGCTGCTGGATCAGTTCGTTCTCTTCCATGTCCGGGATGGTTTCCATTGCCACTCCCGGGTTCTGCCGTCTCGTCTTCACGTCCTCGAACCACTTCATTAGCGAGTCGTCGTCGCCCCACATCTCCTGTGGCGGGATCTCGTCCTCGTTCGGCATCTCGAAGTAGCCCAAGACCATCAAGGCCTCGTTGACGGCTAGGACGAGATCGTGGCCGGCTCGGCGGATGTCACCTCCGGGCCAGATTCCTTGGATTCCTCCGGCTTGCTTGAAGGCCCGTGCGACTCGGAGGAACTCGCCGGACCTGCCGAGAAACGCGCAACGTCCGGAGGCATGTTCAGCCGGTCATAGGCTGCCTTGACCTGCAGTAGCAGGGACTCCGGAAGTTGGTCCACCTCCTGCCGGTCGTCCAGCCAGCGGCGAGAGTGGTCACAAGCCGTAGGGGTTTGCGGCGTTCCTGTGTGCTGCCAACGCCCGTCCTCATCGCGGGTCGCCTCGCACATCCGCAGCGAGTAGAAGATCTGCGACTTGCTCTGCTCCCGCAAGAACGCCGCGATCCCCTGCTGGTCGCAGTAGGCGTCCAGATGCATCGCCCGCAGCTTGTCCTCGGGCAGGGCGGTCAACTCACCGCGCATCTCGTTGCGCAGGAAGTCGGTGCGATGGGTCATCTCGGCCTGGTACTCGTCCAGCACCTTCCTGACCACCGCCACCTCGGGGTCGTCGTCCGCCTTGCCGGTCAGCTGGTCGGAGGACCACTCCAGCGTCTCCAGCTTGTCCGCCCACTCCTTCTCGGAGTGGAGCTCGCGGATGACTTTGACGGTGCGCTCGTTGTCCTTGGCCGCAACCAGCGAGTCGATGATCTGCTCCTTGGGCACGGTCCTGGAGGTGATCTTGAACAGGTCCGCCTCAGGAGTCCCTACCTCCGTGATGGCCAGCATGATCCGGGCCCGAGCGATCCTGCCCTCATGCGCCGCCTGCTCCGCCTCGAACGGGCTGAGCTTGTTCATCCACACCACGATCTCTGAGCCATCGCTGGCCTTCAGAGGCTCAACAGCACCTTCCTCGAACAGGTCCGTGAGCTTTGCCAACCGTCCCATGACATCTCCTTTGTCGAGCCCCTCACATCGAGCCGATGTGAGTACCGCCCGGACCCGGCCTGTGTGTCAAGAGGTCGGGGCCGAGCGGTCATCCAATTCCCAGTTGTGCGTCTTGCAGGTCTAACAACGTGCGTTTTTACATCTGGTTCCTCAGAAGTCCTGGACGACGAGCACGCCCGTGTCGCTCTGGAATGGAGCGGTCAGGTCGAGCTTGGCCTGCACCTTGGCCGAGAAGCCAGGGAGCTGGAATCTGGCGTCCGGAACATGCAGACGCTTGAGGGTCCGACCGTCGATCGGGTTCTTGAGCACGACCTGGACATCCAGAGGCGGGCTCGTCGAGGGCCCGGCGGACTGCAGGCGATCGGTGACCGCAGACAAGTCCTGCACCAGGGTGAGGAACTCGGCGTAGGTCTGAGGACGGAAGGCGAGGGAGCCACTGACCACAGGCACGTCATAGTCGATGTTGACGTAGTGGTAGTTGCCCAGCTCCTCGTCATTCTGGAGGGTGACCTTCCAGTCCACCGAGGCGTTCTGGATGCCACGGCGCTTGGTACCGAGCACGCTCGCCGCCGAGGCACCAGCGGCACCTGCCGGGCCGATGTAGACCTCGATGTCGCGACCGCGCAGGGCGGCCGGGCGCACGGTGGGCACGTACTGGGCCACCGGTGCGGCAACGGAGTGAGCGTTGACCGTGGGAGTCACCAGGGTGATCGTCCAGGCCTGCCTCGTGATCGAGGTCGAGGTGCCGGCCGATGTCGTGGCGATCGCCGGGCCGCCAGGAGTGGCAGCCAGAGTCAGGGTGGTCCCGGTGGGGGCCGTCTTGACGTAGTACACGGTGCCCGCAACCAGCGGAGCGCCACCGGTCACCGCGCCCAACACGACAGGATCCCCGGGGGCCAGGGTCTCAGTCGCCGAGACCGTCAGGACACCCGTGGTGATCGCGATCGCGACCGTACCCAGACTGGCCGACGCTGCCACGCCCGCTGGGGCAACCTGCACAACCTCGGTCACTGCCGAGCCTGCGACGTCGTCCAAGATCAGCGAGTCTCCGACGCCCGGAGCAAAGGAGGTCGAGATCGTGGCCGCAGCAGCCGTGCAGAGCGCCATCAGGGTGCCGGAGACACCCGACACCAGCGCGTGGACGCTCTGGGGGAAGGTCTCCTCAGCCGAGGAGGCGTAGGTGATGTAGATCGTGTCCGTGGTGGCCACCGCGGCGAGGATGGTGATCGTGGTGACCGCAGCCTCGTTGGTGACCGAGCCGTAGGACTCGGTCCAGTCCGCACCGAACTGCAACCGGGTGCGACCCGCGGTGATCGCCAGGATGCGACGCTGGACTCCGGCCTCGACGACCGCGTACGCCGGGTGCGCGGTGACGATGCTCTGGTTGGCCGTGTTCGTGCCGGCCGCGCCCTCCACGTAGGTGGAGCCCGGGTTGTAGTAGATCGTGTCGCCCTTGAGGGTGCAGGTCTGGTTGGCGTTCGTGCTGCCGACGCCGAACTTGTAGCTCACCGACTCCAGATACAGGCACGGGGTCGCGGCGGAGCCCACGGTGCCGAACTGATCGGACGTGCCCTGCCCCGGCTTGAAGGCGCTCTTGATGTTGAGCACCTTGGCCAGGGTGAAGTCGAACGTGTGCGTGGTCGCCACTGGCTTGTCCAGCAGAAGCGCCTCCATGGCGCAGGATGC